CCCAGCCATATTGTCTAAAATTCAGATTTGGAATGGAGGACGCACTGAAACGCCTAAAAAAGTAAGCATTAGAGAAGATGGACGGGTCTTTCTATTTTACGGAAGTGGGCCATTATGGTGGCAAAGATTATTTAATACTTATGAATCGGTAAGTATTATAGATGCTTCTATTAGTATAGCAGATGCAATTACTGGGTCGAATTCGACTCGAAATGAATATGCCTTTGATGAGATTACTAAAAGTATAATTGATGAGGCAAAGAAACGTAAGGATTTCGATTGTATCGTTGATATTTTGTTTGATTGTATGAGGAATTGTTCAGATGGGGAACTACATTCTAAATGGATCAATCAAGAGAATATCAAAAAATATGCAAGAGAAAACGGTATAACCAACGTTGAAGACATTAACCTTGAAGGGCTTAATGGAATAGTTGGAATTAAGACTGGTGGACGGGTTATCCCTATAGTACTCGGCCAGTTAAGAAAATTTAGAAAATATTGATTTGGATATTATCTTAAAACAACATAATTTCATAGTACTGAATTGGGTACTATTTATAGTAATTACTGCTGAATTGGGCAGTTGTTACTACACAGTCCCTTAACTCAATTGAATAGAGTAACACATTTTTTACAACTAGCTCTAAGTTTCTTCGTTATGTTAATAATAACATAAAAGAGAAATATTATGAGACCTAATAACGAATCTAAAAAAATAGCAATATGTAAAAATTGCGGAAAAGAATTTCATCCGAAATATTCTTCGTATGGAATTTACTGTTCTAATAAATGTCAACGCGAATATATGTCACAACAAAAATACTTGGATTATCTTAAAGATCAAGACAAGTACTACGGAAAAACATCAATGTTTTGGATAAAAAAGTATATCTTAAAAGAACAAAATAACAAATGTAGTATATGTGGATGTGATAATTATTGGAACAATAAAGATTTAATATTTGTTCTAGATCATATAGATGGTCATGCAAATAATAATAGACGTAATAATTTAAGATTGTTATGCCCAAACTGTGATTCTCAATTAGATACATATAAATCTAAAAATAAACACAGTGATAGAATATATCGTTATAATCAACTAACCGCTTAATATTTTAATGTGTAAGTTATGGGTTTGAATCCCATAGGGACTACCACTGGTAGATGTAGTTTGGTCGAGTATTTTAACATTTAAAAAACATTAATCAATATGAAATCAATTACATCAATATATTTGCTCGGAGATAAGAATAAAGGTAAAATCGGTCGTATTAAGGAAATTTCTAATGAAATTACTTTCTATTGGAATAAGATTAAAGAAGAAAATGTTATTCCGAAAGAAGCTAAACGTAATTATGACTTAAAATCATTACTTCAGAAGATTGAAGCTCTATCTGAGGAACGTATATTATTAAAACTGTATATGCAGTGTATTAATATGGGTTATAAGAAGTTTACTGAATTACCTAAAGATAATAATTATCTTAATATCTTTACTTTATGTGAAAAGACTGAACAGTTGTTTCATTTAAGTAAAATTAAGACTCTTGATCCGAAACTTAAACGTTCTAAAGGAAAGAAGAACCTAGATAAAACTGAAGAGCTTACTTCAGCTTATATTGCAGGTCTAAAAAATAAATTACAATTAGAAATTAACAAAATCAATAAAGATATTACAGATTTTAATGAGAAGACAGAGCTTAACATTGAAGCTCCAGCTTTATCCTTAGCTGCATAAATAATGTTTAAAGGGGATTCCCCCTTTAAACTAGTATTAACAATTTAATTATCAAAAATTATGAAAAAGATATTAGCAAAGAAAAATAAGAGAACCGGTATAAAGAATCATAGAAGTAACAAGAATAAGTTTCGTAGAAGCTATAAAGCTTATCAAATAATGACGGTAAGCAAGAAACCGGGACCATCTGAAGTCATTAAATATGGCGAGAATGGGAAAGTAATAGGATTTGTAAAGTGGGCAGGAAATAAGAAGCAGTCTGAATATACTACTAAAGTAGCAAAAGATGCTATGAATGAAAACAAATCTATAAAACAATCTAAAAAAGAATTAATCAAGAATATTCTTATGAAAGCAGGATATGATCCTACAATACGATATACCCGTAAAGAGAAGAAACATTTTACGCGTATAGTTAAGAACAATATGTTCACTAAACCTAAGGGAGTTACGTTAACAACTGAACAAAACAAAGAGAAAATAAAAGCTGATAAACTTGCAAAGAAATCTATGCAAGCTAAATTTGATGAATCAGTACGTAATAATCCTTTAACTCCTAAAAAAGGTAAACAGATGGCTCCTAGTGCCGCAGAACTATCTGTTAAAGAAAAGCCTAACAAGAGAAACTTTCAATATGCTATACAGAGAAAATGCTCTGATAATGATATGAAAGTATACGATTTTGCTACTGGAAACTTTGAAGCATCTACTAGAGATGAAGCAAAGAGTAAAGCTGCTAAATTAGCTAAAAAGTACAAGAAAGATACATCATTCACTGGAGTAACAGTAAAGGACATTGAAGGAGATAACAGTATAACTTATTATAGTCGTAATAAGTTATTAGCAGCATAAAAACTAATAATATTTCTGTTTCCATGTTTTAAACTGGTTTCTCATGTAGCTCAGTGGTAGAGCCGCTACTATGTAGTGTGATTGCGTTGGTTCGAGTCCAACCATGAGATCTAACTTTTAAATACTTATAATATGATTATACGAGGAAAGATAGTCTACGTATATGATATTGAGGTATTTCAAAATATCTTTCATTGTTCGGTAAAAAATACAGAAACAAACAACATCTATAAATTTGAGATATCAGAAAGGAAAAATCAACTAAGAGATTTAGTTAAATTCTTTAAACAAGTAGATAAATACATTACTTGGGGAGATTATTATACTACAAATATTAATATTCCAACTAATATTATATTTTGTGGCTATAATAATTTGCATTATGATAATCCTATAATTAATTATATAATTGAATATGAAGATAAATTAATGCAATATAATATACCTACTATTTGTAGTTCTATATTTAATCTAAGTAAGACTATAACTGCTTCAAGTGAAGATAATATAGACGAGTGGAAACATTGGAAGTATCAAATATGGTTTGATACTTTTGATATTCTTACTATGTTATATTCTAATAAACTTAGAGTAGGTTTAAAGGAAATCCAAGTAACAATGCAATATCCTAATGTACAGGAATTTGTATGTGATTGGACTAAACCACTTCCTTTAGAAGATTTTGACTCTATGATAGATTATAATATCAATGATATTGAATCTACTTCAGAATTACTAAATAGATGTAAGAAAGACGTTGATTTACGAATCGCTATTGAAGATGAATATGGAGTAAGAGTACTAAGTAAAGATGGTGTAAATATTGGGATGAAAATTTTAACTCAGAAATATCTTGAAAAAACAGGTCTAACTTGGTGGGATATTAAAGATTTAAGATCTCCAATGAGTGTAATACCATTGAAAGATGTAATATTACCATTTATTAAATACGATAGTCCTATTTTACAAAGAGTACTAGAAGATATGAAAAATCAGATAGTATCTCCAGGTAGAAAAGGATATGAAAATAAGTTTGTATTTAATAATTTACGCTATTCTGTAGGAGTAGGAGGTATTCACTCTGTGAATAGTCCTGAAATCATTATTCCTAGAGATGATGAAATGCTCATAGATATAGATGTAGCTTCACTATATCCAAGTATGCTTATAGAATATGAATTCTATCCTAAACATTTAGGTAAAGAATTTTTAGAAGTATATAAGCAAATTAAAGATGAGCGAATTGAAGCTAAACACAATGGCGATAAAGTAAAGAATGAAACTTTAAAGTTAGCTTTAAATGGTTTATCTGGTAACTTGCAGAATGAACATAACTTCTGTTATAGTCCGTTTGCAGTAATGCAGATTAATTTTGGTCTGCCTATATAGAAATATATAGAAAAAAATTCCTTTAATTACTGGAACATCCTTTAGTATTATACGTTTTTAATATAAAAGGACAATCAGTAACTAAGTTATATAATTATGAAATTATTAGATAAAACTTTAGAATTAGAAAATGATAAATTCAAGATAATTAAATTTGATGAAGAACGTTATGAGAAAAGTAATAGAACTCATCTATATTATTTAATTCAATGTAAAAAATGCGGTGAAATATTTTCTAGAAAAAAAGATTGTATACACAATTTTGAAAATTTAAAATGTAGAAATTGTATTCACAATAGGCATGGTAAATGTTTAAATACATTACTTTACAATGTATTCACACATTATAAGAATAATGCAAAACAAAGAAATATAGAATGGAATTTATCAGAAGAAGAATTCAAAAATATAATTACACAATCGTGTATATATTGTGGAGAAGCTCCAGATATAACAAAAACATCTAGTTATAGAGATAAGCATGAGAAAATTACAGGTATTGATAGAGTAGATACTACTAAAGGATATTTTAAAGAAAACTGTGTACCATGCTGTAAAATGTGTAATATAATGAAAAATAAATTTTCTAAAGAAGATTTTATAAATAAAGTTAAATCTATATATAACAATTATATAAAAAGTTCAACGACTATCTCGAAAGAGAGTACATTACAAGCTAATGGTAATGGAAACGGGGAACTCCTGACTGCTGCTTAAGTAAAAGGAGATGATATAGTCTAATCTGCATAGTGATATGCAGCAGTTCATAAGAGAACGTATATGAGAGTTGCGTCTTATATAGAATATTATGTAGAATTAACGGACAGTTACTATTACTTATGTTGGCTGAGAAATTAACTCAAATTGGATGCCGAATCGTCCAAGCAAATACTGATGGTCTATTCGTCTTACTAAAGAAAGATGTATATTCTAAAGTAAACAGTATTTGTAGAGAATGGGAACAGCTTACTAAACTTACTTTAGAGGAAGACCGTTTTAAAGCAATGTACCAATATGCTATTAATGATTATTTTGCTATTACTGAAGATAACAAAGTAAAAGAGAAAGGAATATTCATTACTACTGTAAAATTAGGTAAAGGATTAACTCCAAAAATTATACCTAAAGCAGTAATAAGTTTCTTTAAAGATGGAATATCAGTTGAAGATACAATTAAGAATTGTACAGATATAAGAGATTTTCTAATGTCTGAGAAGACTGGCAAACAATGGCATGTTGAGTATATGAATGAGGAACAACAGAGAACTAATCGTTTCTACGCATCTACTAATGGTGGATACTTATGGAAATGGAAGTATAGTAATGATAGTGATATTAAATTATATCAGAATATGCTAACAGCATCTGGCGTTACTCTTCTAAATAAGTTTGATGATAAACCAATTGAAGAAAGAAAGATTAATTATAGGTATTACATTATGGAAGCCTATAAAATAATCAGAGATTTGAAACCGTTACAATTGAGCCTATGGGATTAACAGAGGCTTATCAGATATATTTCAGATAGACCATAAGCTTATATAATATATAAGACTATGATTTTAGAAATAGACACTTCTATCTTAGATAGAATACCAATTTTATCTATTAATCAATTAGTATTCCTAACACTTGTATTGAATGATATCAAAACAATCAATCAAGACATTCAGAGACTTCTCAGCCTAGTTAATGAAGAAGAAATACAAGAGTTAGAGACTCAAGGTTTAATTTCTATCCAATATGATAGAGATACTCAAGTCATAAGTAAAACAGAGAAACTAGAAGAACTTCTTAAAGAAGATAAAGCTATGTTTGATATGTTTTATGACCAATTTCCAGTTTATGTTATGAGACCTGATGGAACTAAGGGATTTCTCAGAGCTAATGTAAACAAATGTAGAAAAGAATATAACCACATTGTAGGCAAATCTAAAGCAATGCATGAACATATCATGAATTGTTTAAAATACGAAATAGATGAGCGTATGCGTACAGGTAAAATAGGTTATATGAAAACTATGTGGAAATGGCTCACTCAACGTGAGTGGGAAACTATTGAGGAACAAATGAAAGTAGAAACTCCTAACCAAAATTACTATAATTATGGAGAATATATCTACTAAAACACTAACATTTAGACATATATCTTCTGCTACTAATGAAGCAGTAGAGTATATTCGTAAAAGAAAATATCACGAGATTGTTTCTTTACGTACTAGATGGGATAAGTTTAATAAATCCTGTATGGGAGGCATTGAACCTAATACTATATATACTATTGTAGGTATATCTGGTAGTGGTAAAAGTTCATTTGTAAATACACTTGAAAGTGATTTAATAGACTTAAATTCTAATCAGGATGTAGTAGTACTTAATTTTTCATTTGAAATGTTAAGTTCTAGACAAGTAGGTAGAAAATTGAGCAGTAAGTTAAGGCAAACTACTGCTCAGCTATATAGTTCTATTAGTGAATTAGATAATTCATTATTAGAAGAAGTAGAACAAACCTCTCAACAGATAAAATCATATCCGATATATTATGTAGATACACCGGGTACTGTTGCAGATATAGCATCTACCATTGATTACTTTTACGAAAATAAAGCTAAAGGCAAGAAGTTTGTGATTATACTTGATCATACTTTACTTGTTGAAGGTCAAAATCGTGAAAGTGCACTACAAGTGATTTCCGATTTACAGAAACTGTTTATTAGAGTAAAAAAGTTTCCAGATACTACAATAATACAGTTATCACAGATGAATCGTAATATCGAAAATCCTGAAAGAATTAATAATCCATCTATGCATTATCCAATGCGTAGCGATATATCTTCCGCTGATACTATTTTTCATGCATCAGATTACGTTATATGTATTCATAGGCCAGAATTACTCAATATACAGAGTTATGGACCAAATCGTCTACCAGTAAGAGATAAGGTTTACTTGCATATTCTAAAGAATAGAGATGCAGGTGAATGTTCTATACTTGAGTTTGATAATGACCTTAAATACAATAACTTAATTGAGACTATAAGAGAAGATGAACCAGTAAGGAAGATTTCGTTTAGTAATAACAATTAAAAAGGCTGAAAATTATGAAATCATATACATTTACATTACCGAAAAATACTAAGAGTGCAAAAACATATAAGGAGTCTTTAATGGACCGAGTAATTAACGCTTATCCTTGGATGACTGTAGAAAGTAAGAGTGATTATCCTTCTTGCAGTTATGGCATCGAATATGCTGGTGCAGGTGATATTATTACTTTAGGTTTAAGTAAGACTCATAATATTGGATGGTTGCCGAAGGAATGCGCTAATTGTCCGTTTAAGTGTTGGGGAGATAATGTAATTAATTTCGACTTAGAAACAGAATTCTTCAAGGCTATTAATGCACTTGATATTTATGCAAAGGAACATTGTCCGTTTGATGTTGACTATGACTTTAAAGATGAGTTTGGCACTCCGGTTAAAATCTTTGATAACTTCGTACAGATTGGTTATGAAGTAATTCCTATTGCATTTGGTTCTTTGAACTATTTAAAACCGAAGACAAAGAAAACTATTATCGATATCACGATTAATATTAAGAAACGTGGTTTGTTTTAATTAAAATATCTTATTCCATATTATCAGAAATTATCAGAACTTTATCAGAGGAATACAAAAAAAAAATAAAAGCTTTTATGATTGTATTACCAAAAGAGAAAGTAAAAGCTAAAGTAGAAAATCCTAGATTTTTGATTTTATTTGGTAAACCAAAAGCTGGGAAAACTACTTTAGCTGCAGCACTGGATAACAATCTAATTATTGATTTAGAAGGTGGTTCAGAGTTCTTAGAGGCATTAGCTGTTCAAGCTAGATCTGTAAAAGATTTAGGTGATATAGCTAATGCAATAAGAGAGATTAAAAAGGAAACTGGTAAATATCCTTATAAATATATTACTATAGATAATGCTACACGTCTAGAAGAGATGTGTATGAGCTTTGCTATACAGCTTTATAAAGCTACTCCAATGGGTAAAAAGTACGAAGGTACAGATTTAAGAACATTACCTAATGGGTCTGGTTATTTATATATAAGACAGGCTGTAAGAAAAGTCATCGACATGTTCCGTGGACTATGTGATAACTTTATACTTATTGGTCATACTAAAGATAAGTTGATTAATAAGAATGGCGAAGAAATGGCAGAAATGTCTCTTGATTTAGTAGGTGCATTAGCAAATATTATATGTGGCGAAGCAGATGCTGTTGGCTATGTATATAGAAAGAAGAATGAGACACATATCTCATTTGAAGGCGGAGATAATTCTGTTATTGAAGCTAGAGCACCTCATTTAAGAGGGAAGAATATAGTAGTAGCAGAGAGTGATGAAAATAATAACATTACTGCTTATTGGAATAAAGTTTATTTACCTGAATAATTAAAAATAAGATATTATGATATTTAGTACAGAATTAGCAAATGAAGTAAAGTTGTCAGATAATAGTAATAATACTAAGTACTTGGAAGCAGGTATTCATGACAATGTTAAGTTTGTATCCGCAAAGTTTGCAGAGTCTCCTACAGGGAAGAAGTTCATTGAATTTACTTTTGAAAAAGATGGTAAGAGTCTTGTTCATACTGAATGGGAACCAGCTGTTCGTGAAGGCGATACTGAAGAACAGAATCAAAGTAAAGCTACTAACCAGGTAACTCGCATTATGCGTATACTTAAGTGTTTCTATCCTAAGAATGTATTAGCATTCAGTGGCAGTTCTTATAAGGAGTTTGCTAACTGGGTAGTAACAATGCTTAATAGTGCTAATAAAGATATTTTACTTAAAGTAAAGATAGTTTATAATGATAAAGGTTATACTACACTTCCTAGTTATGTCAAGTTTGCCTCTATTGAGCCTATGAATATTCCTATGGGTTTCTATGAAGAAGGTAAGAATGAAAGCATGATTAGAGAAATTACAGGTATTGATCAGTTTACTAAGCCGATTGTTGCAGATAAGGAAGATAAGGAGGTTAATCCTCTTACTACTACTGTAAGTGATCAGCCTAGTGATGATCTACCTTTCTAATTTTGTAGATAATCCTATAAGCAGCCTACGCTAGGCATAATATAGCGATACGTGAGTAGCATGCCGCTATGTGAGATAAGAAGCAATCGACGGTAATACGCCGAATGTAAGGTGTGACGGAGGTATCAAAATTCATAGAATAGGGATAGCACGCACTCACGTTTTTATGATAGTAATGGTTAATTAAGGTTCGATTCCTTAGCTATCACTAAAAATATATCATATGATTTACGATACAACAAAAATAAAAGATAATGTGAGTATTACTTTAGATTGGATATTGTCTAAAGTAACTGAGTATGATATATATGCAGCGTATATTGGTAATTTTAAAGTAGGCATGATATATAATTCGCCATTGAGAAAGGATAAAACACCTTCTTTTGGATGTTATTATAGTAAAAAAACTAAACAGTTAATGTTTAAAGACCATGGTACTGGAGAATGTGGTAATATAATTAAGTTTGTATCACTATTCACAGGACTAACTAACTATTCAGATATACTCAATGATATAGTTAATAAACTTAAAATTACTAATGATACGAAACTCGTTAGCTCTAAGCAATATATACCGTCAACCGAGACAGTAATTGGTATTGTAAGACAAGACTTTACTCTAACAGATATCAATTACTGGTCTCAGTTTAATATTTCTACTACTACTCTAAAGAAATTTGGAGTAAGTAGTATAAAATATTATCTATGTAACGGAGTTGTAAAGGGTATTTACAAGGATAGTAATCCTATGTATGCTTATAAGGTTTATAATAATTTTAAAATATATAGACCTTTAGCAGATAAATATACAAAGTGGCGTAATAACCTGACTGAGAACGACATTCAGGGGTTTAAACAGTTACCTAAAACTGGAGATATACTCATTATTACAAAGAGTATGAAAGACGTCATGTGTTTATATGAGATGGGTATTCCAGCAATAAGCCCATCATCAGAGTCTACATTTATCCCAAATAAGGCTCTAAACCAGCTTAAGAAGCGTTTTAAACGTATAATTATCTTATTTGATAGAGATACAGCTGGAGTTAAATATCTTCGTAAAATGAGCCTTAAAACAGGCTTAGAAGGGATGTTAGTCCATAAAAAGTTTAAAGCAAAAGATATATCTGATGCAGTTAAGCTTAATGGATTTGAAACTATTAAAAATTGGTTATATGAAGAAATTTATTAAAAAAGTTGGTTTTATATTATCTATTCCATTAGTTTGGTTATTAGTAATATATAATATACCTACTTTCTTATTAGACTATATAATAAACTGGTTACGGTCTACTAGTAATATGGCTAATATAATAAGGTGTTGGAAATTACTCAAATTTGGAGTAATTAGTCTATACAATAATAAAGATGTAACATTAGAAAGTACTATAAAAGCATATAATAAGGATGAATGGATTACATTTAATAGTACAAAAAAAATAAAGGTTAATGAGAAGAAAAAAATAGTTAAATAGCAAAGTACGAAATGCAACTCCAAATGAATATGATGGAATTAAATTTCGTAGTAAACTTGAAACTTATACATATAAAAAGCTGAAAGAAGCAAATATCATAGCAGATTACGAGATGCATCGATATGAGCTGCTTCCAGCTTTTACTTTTGATAATAAAAAGTATAGAGCAATGACTTATCTACCTGACTTTGTAGGGGATAATTTTATTATTGAATGTAAAGGATACCCTAATGAAGCTTGGCCTTTAAGAGAGAAACTATTTAGATATTACCTATATAGTAATAATATAGGAGTCAATTTCTATATAGTTCATAATCAGAAGGAGGTAGATGAGTTAATAAAAGAACTAAAGAAATGATACTATTTTATAGTATAATTATATATAAACTAACTAAAACTTTATACTATGAAAATCTGCGCAATAAGTGATATACATGGTCATTTAATTAATATACCAGAATGTGATGTGTTATGTATAGCAGGTGATGTGGTGAATTTACTTGCTCAGAGAGATAACGAAGAATCAGATAAATTCTGGTCTATTACTTTTGTCAATTGGGTAGACAAATTACCGTGTAAAAAGGTAATTGTAGTTCCAGGAAATCATGATATTTATATAGAAAATCTTATCAATGATACTGTAAAGAATTTGAGTTGGCAAGATTTTAAGATTAAGATGTCAGCTTTAACTAATGATAAAGTAGTATTTCTTGTTGATGAACTATATGAATATGAAGGAATAACTTTTTATGGAACTCCTTGGATAGCTCCTATACATTGGCAAACATGGGCATTTGAAGATATTCAGAATGAATATGATGAGTATATATGTCCATATGAAAAGATACAAAATTGTGATATACTAATTACTCATGAAAATCCTAATTATAATGAAAAGCTTGAACATTACTGTTTTGGTAAGTATAAGCATCATTTTTTTGGACATTGGCATGATGGTATATCATATGGTCATTTAAATCAATATAATTGTAGTATACTAACTGATAGTTATCTTGAAAGAGAAAGACCTAAAATAGTAACTATTAATTTTAATTTAGAAGAAAAATAAACCTTATTATGAAGATTACGTTATAATAATAAAATAATATTATAATGGAAATTTGGAAAGATATAAAAGGTTATGAAGGTTTATATCAGATAAGTAATACAGGTAAAGTAAAATCTTTAACTAGATGCATAAATAGTAAATCTGGTAGAAAACTCTTAATTAAAGAAAAAATACGTAAAACAACTACTACAACAGCTGGTTATGAGTATGTAGTTCTTGCAAAAAAAGGTAAGAATAAGACACTGTTAATTCATAGATTAGTAGCTGAGAATTTTATTCCTAATCCTAATAATTATTCTTGTGTCAATCATATTGATGAAAATAAAAGTAACAATAATGTTTTAAATTTGGAATGGTGTAATTATGAGTATAATAATACTTATAAAAATATTCATTTGCGAAGAAACAATAACAATATTACTAGAAGAGTAATTCAATATGATTTAGACATGAACGAAATTAAAAGATGGAATACAATTACAGATGCATCTAAAGAATTTAATACTAATATAGCAAATATAATTAAATGTTGCAAGGGAGAACGTAACCATTGTTGTGGATTTAAATGGAGATATTACGAATGATTATTGATTGTGAATATTATTCTGATAACACACGTATTTCCAATTCTGCTATTGGTTGGTTCCTAAAGAAAGGACCACGTTTCTATCGAGATATGATAGATGGAAAAGAAGAAGGATTAAAACTTCCTCAGCTCGAAAGGGGTACTATGATTCATGAATATATACTTCAACCAGAGGATTTCTGGAATGATTATATAATTCTTGATTATGAAGTGCCTAAAGTAAAACAACAAAAAGATTTCTGTGAGACTTATGCTAATTCATTAGAACTCATAGAAGACGATAAAAAGATTGCTGCATACAAATCTGCATACAGTAATTCAAAAAGCTCTGAAATCGTCTTAAAAGAAGCTACAGAGCTATGTAATCGTTATGCTGATTATATTAAAGCATTACAAAGTAAAAAAGATAATCGTAAAGTAATATCTTTTGCTGATTTAAATATGCTTAAAAATATTAAGAATAATATTGATAATCATAAGAAGGCAAAAGAGTTATTAGAAGATATTCCTGGAGTAGAATCTCATAATGAGTTTCATATTAACTGGGAATTACCCGTTGATGATTGGATTGCGCCTTGTAAGTCTTTACTTGATAGATGTATATTCGATCATATAAATAAGAAGATTACTTTAATTGACTTAAAGACAACTAGTGATGTCTATAATTTTAAACATTCTGTAGAAGAATTTGATTATTATAGACAAATAACTTATTACTTGCTTGCAATTAGTTGGTATATGAAAGATCAAGGAATTGACATTTCAGATTATGATTGTGAAGCATATATTATTGCTATTCAGACAAATAGTAATAATGAAGTGAGAGTTTTTAATATGTTTAACGAATTAGAGTTAGATGATCGTAAGGACCTCATTGTCAAAACTTTAACAGAATTATCATATCATTATCAGACAGGTAATTGGGACCATACTCATAAATATTACGAAAATGATGGAATTGAAGAATTATAATCCTAAGAGTTCTGAAGATTGGGTAATTGTTGCTAAGTATGATACAGTAGAATTTACTGATGAAGAAGATATAAATCAACCTACAGAAGTAGAAATAGATGGTATGGAGTAATGAATTAATTTTATTAGCTCCAAGAGTATTACCAAATAGAAAACCCTTAGAACATTCAAGTTTTATAGGCTTATATACAGCTATAAATAGAGAATACTCTAAGGGTTTTATATATTTAGTATTTAAACATATAGACGCAAAACAGGTTAAAGATTTAGAAGGATCTTTAAATAATACTAAATATTATTATAGTATGAAATTACTATACGTTAATAGTAAATATTTTATTATATTTACTTTCTATATAGATGATATTAATATAGAGGAATATAAAGAACATGGTAATATTGGTTTTACTATAGAAGATTATGCTTTAATTTTTATTTTTTGGGGGGATTTAGTTAAAGATATGCCTCAGTTTTATAATGAGGATATATTTGAATGTAAGAACAAATTAAATGAAAAGGACCTATTGTGAAATAGGTCCTTTATTTATTCTCCTAAAATTTGTTTCTAATAATAATTACGTTTACTTTGGATATCCTTAAGCTCCCATAAGTTTTTAAAAGGAGTAAGTTTCCATAGAGCTCTCTCAAATTTAGTCATACCTTTATATGCTCCTCTTTTTATTACTTTATTACCGTCAAAACTTTCCTCTTTAAATAGACTTCTTGTAGTATTAAATAACATATTAGCTGGAGCAGACATAACTTCTGTAGCATTTTCTATATAAGATATAATTGCAGAAGGACTTTTAACAGTTCTAGCTATATTAAATATATTATAAGGAGCCATAATTTCAAAAGAAGTTCGTTCTGTTACATAAGCAAATAACTATTTTAATTTATTTTTCTTGTCATCATCCGCTGAGCTCGATATTAGAGGTCGTAGTAATTGAGTAATTAGAAGCCACAAAGATATTTCTGTCGTAATTTTTGCTATATTTTCTCTAACTACTGGGTCACTTAAAAATTCTCTTCTAAATGCTAATAGAATATTTTCATTATGTTCTATTGCCTATGTAAATATTCTATAAGGAGTTTGGAAAACAGCTTCTTTATATCTTCTAGTCTAATAATCTAGCTATCTACTCATTAGAAAACGTTCTTGAAGAATAATCGGTAAATACTACCTATGCATCATGACAAACTATCCTGCCGCATTAGCAAAAATTACAGATCTCTATAAATCTGTTAATTGTCCGTCTGCAGATTGAGATAACTATCTAGCTAAATATCCAATTTCATTTTTGACAGCATCTACTGCAGATTGATTTGCTGGATCTTTAGCTACCATTTCTCCTCCTATAAACTATATCGCATCTCTAAATGTTAATTTATCTCCAAAGTTCCAGTCTAGAACATCACCAGGTTTAAACACTTTTAATCCATATTTTTGCTTATATGCCTCTCTAGACATAAACTATCTATTACCATTCTCATCTATAACTAACTTATAGTTATGCATAATAGAACCAAGTATCTAGCCTTTAACAAAATGATCTTGCAATGTATATATACCAAACCCCCAATGTTTACTAGTCATATTAAGTAATTTATTCCTATTAGTAGGATTCGGCTGCATTGTAGCACCAACTTCAAAGTATTCCATACATTTGGTCATAAAAGGAGTATATGAAGTTATACCAAGTTTATTTGGTACATTTACTATCAGATCGCTTATCATATCTTTGAAAGCATAAGATGCATCTACTGGATTATAGTAACGCTAAACTAAGGAATTAACTATGTGAGAGTATAATGCAGTAAAACCGCCTGTAAGAGCGCACCATAGATTTAATGCTAAGTTTCTAGCCGTACCTAAAGTTCTAAGTATAGCTAACATTTTAGTAATATTTATTTCTCTTGGTTTACTTATATCATAATTAATAAGATTGAATATACTACCTTTATATGGCACTATACCAAATAATTTACCACTTTTGTTATTACCGTAGCTTATAGTAACAGTCTGACTCTTGATATCATAAAGATTCATATCTATAAAGGCCTTCGCAAACTTAGCTACATTAGTTTCATCCGTTTTTACCTATCCACTTCTATCTAAATATTTTTTGCCTAATATATGAGATTTAAGTAATTCTACTTTAGGTTGGATATCTTTTTTATATTTCCATTCTTTAGCGGATCTATAATATTTTATTACACTACCAACGGCATCTGCTTTTAATACAGCAGGATTGTCTAATCTAGCAATATAGTTCTATGGTATAAGGTTAAGTCTTTCTCCATTCGGTTTATTAAGGGCTTTATTAAATCCTTTATCGTCATTACGTACAGATAACTTATCTTTAAACCACTCAGAGAATCCTTTAAATGGAGCAGATAGTTTATATAAACCTTTAGAAGCTCTCCATTCAGCACCAATATATCTGTATAAGCTACCAGATATTTGTGGAGTCCTATAAGGATATATTTTACTTAAATTGGTATATTCCGCATTAGCCTCAGCCATTGTCTGTAGTAAAGCATCATATAATGCTTTAACTTCTGGATTATTCTAAATTTTATTATATCTGTCCGAAGAATCGTATTTATCTTCTTTAGGAATCCAGTATTCATCTTTTAATTCAGGGTGATCTACCTGAGCTCGATAATAGGCTTCATTATAAAAAGGGCTATCCTTAGATACTTCTAACCAATTATTATTAGGTACTCTTTCGATTAAACTTTCATCCTTAGGAACAAGTTTAGTATACCAAGATTTAGGAACTGTTTTAATACTTACTCTACCATTACTATCCGTGCTTTTAATAGTATGTGCATTAGCTTGTAGCCATAGTTGTGCAGATTCTGGGTCATCGTTTAGCAATGAATCATAAAACTTACGTTTATCTTCATACCACTATTTTGTAGGAACAGTTTTTGCAATTTCATCAAACTCATATTCCCCAGGAATAGTAGAAGCTTTCTTTTGTTTCCTTATTTGAGTCATTCTACGAGATATAGCGCTAAGTGCATTTTTAGTCCCTTGAGGCAGATTATTAGCATCTATTTCCCCAGTAGAATCTTCTCGAAACATAGACAATATGGCTCTTCTACGTTCCTATAATGCTGCGTACTCTTCTCCGTAATATTTTTTAGCAGCTTTATCTAGCATTTGATAAAACTTTTCTTTATACTATACTTTAGAATTAAGCTCCAGCCATTCATCTTTTTGAGCTTGTGTAAGCGTTTTATCGCTCATTACACGAGCTTTTTCTTTTTCATAAGCTTCGCTATTCTTAGTCAATACAATACCTTCAGAAAGCTTTTTATTAAGTTCCTATAGTTCTTCCGCTACCTATAATTGTATGCCTTGTTTTTTACGGCCATTTATATCATATATACTAGCTAACTATTTTTTTTCTAACTAATGCTTTTTTAATTGAGCTCTTTCTTGGGGATTTAATTTTTCTAGTCTAACTATACCGTAATTATCTCTAGCTTTATTTTGTAGATTGCGAATATTTATTTGTATAGATTCCCTTTGCTGCTGTGTTTCATTACTAAGGTGATTGAAAGCCTCATAGTACTCTGCAGTAAAACGTCTTTCACAATGTTCTGATAACCACTTATTTCTCAGTTTATTATATTCTATACGTATTGTTCTATTTTCTGGTAAATTTAAGTCAGTAATATCAATACCTAATTGCATACATATATTATCCATCTCTTTTTTGTACGCTTTCTCAAATTTACCATAATTTCTAGATCTTACAAAGTACCCGGTAGTATTACCATCATCATCTACTTCAAATAACTGTAACTAATTATATTTATTAGTTTTCTATAATAAAGTTAATAGCTATTCTTGCTTAGCGTAAGTATCCTTTCTTACTTTTTCTTCGGCACCATTTATAAGATAAAAGATAGATTTTATACAATCATCTTTTATTTTGTCTCCGGCACCAAATGAGTAAGTAAGGTAAGATATATCTTTATCATAAGATGTAATGTCAGTCTGTTCATATCTATATATAGTAACAGCTCCTACTTCTACTCCAACGTCCTTTAGTATTTTAGATGCATTTCTAGCTATCTAGCTTTTAACTATAAGCTATCCTTCTGTTAATAAAGCCTAATATGATTTAGCTCTCTTTATTAATCTATCTAGTTTGTAGTTACCATTACCATCTTTACCTACTATTTCTCTATAGGGTTCCCTATATATCAGTTGCTGAACTATATCGTCTATTATACCAACATAAAAACTAAAGAAATTCTAGTCTAAATCATTAAGTTTAGTATCATCTATTATTTCATTATTTTTTCTAGCTTTTATTAGCATTTCAGATGCTGTTTTAATTTCATCTGCTGATTGTTGTAGGAAGTTACTAATACTTTCATAATCTGATACTAAACCCTAAGTAATATTCTAAATTTGCCACTCCATAGTTTTTTTAGCTTGTTGCTCTACTATGGGGTCTGGATGCTTAAATATTTTTAAACGAGACTATAATGCTTCATTTATACTTTGCGCTAAATTATGAGTAATTTTTTCAAACTGTTCTTTATCCTTATCTATCTAATCTAGCTATAGTTCCATATTAAATATAGCTTGTTGCTGTCGAGATACCAAATCATAATTATTATCAAAAAAGTACTAATATGGAATATTATTGTCTACGTTGAATGATATCAAATCTAATAATTCTTCCTATAATGTCTCAATATCTTGTTGATTATACTATTTTGTAAGTAGATTTACTATTGCGCGCCATATCTTCTGCAATAAGTCTTTTATTGAGTTAACCTCATTTTCATTTGTAATATCATTTATGATATTCTCTACAAACTACTGATTAGTTAATAATTCTGATGTAAATTCGTATATGTCTTTTAGACCATAGTAATCTCCTGTTTCCTTTCTAGGGCCTTCAATTAACAAAGTCTTTTTGTAAAGTTTATTTATAGTATCATATACCTATTTCTCTTGCTAAGAGAAATTTTTACCCTATTTTACTCTATATATACTACTTACTGTATAGGCATGAACTATTTCGTGCATTAATGTTCTAATATTTCTATCAGTACTCTGCGTTGAAAAAGTTATAGGATTTATTCTTATTGTATTACTTGTTAGTGAATAGTCCATATAATTAGTGTCAGCAGATAACTTAACTAATATATTACTATCTTTAAATAAGTTATACAATCTATCAAATCTACTTCCAGCATAATAGAACTATAACTACTATAAAACATTAGAAACAGTAGTTACAGTATCTTTGTGAAATATTTTCTACAAAGTGTAGTCTAAACTCATGTTAGGATTATACTCGAAAACCGATTCTGCTTTAAATATATTATTATCCTGAGTAGCGAAAATCCCTTGATTATCTACTGATTTAACATTATTAGGATTATTTATGACATATATATCCTGATTTAATTCCTGATTATCATCTATACCATGAAATACGGCAGCATCTGCTTCGTTTGCAGCTCTATTAATAGTAGAAACAAAACCCTCCTACTAGGATCTTAGTTCATCCTTTGTGCCAGTTTTTTCTATTGTCTAACGTGCATTTAAAAAAACTGGATATTTATAGTTTCTATCAAGTACCGTTCCCTATTTAGGATTACTATTTCCAGTAAAAAATATGGCTTTTTTAGTACCCCCTTTAATAGTAGAAAAGTAATTGTCAAATTCTATAGAGAATTCATTTAGTTGAGGGTTATCACTATGATGATACACAATTAAAGGTTCTCCATTTTCATCTACTATCTTTGACGAACCTTCAATGTTGTTTATCCAATCACCAAACCAATTTTTAAATTCGTCTGTAAACACTTTTACTTTAGCCTTAATAGCTTGTTCACGATTGCCATTATAATGGCTCAAAAGATCTGAAAACAGCTTAGAAGGCTCCCCATTGGGAGCCTGATCTATAGCATGACCGTTATTTTCAGACACTACGTAATATGCAGCGTCTTTACTACCTAATACTGTAGTAAGTTCATCTACTGCTGCCTTTACTTCTTTATTATCTAAAATTAAACACTGCATAATTACTTACATTCTTCTTTACGTTTTTTACCATTTTTTTTCAGATTATTCATAGTACCTTCATCTATTTCAACTATGTCATCAATAGGGGTTTCTACACTATCTATGATTTCTGTTATGAGTTCGGTAACATCAACAGTTTCAGGTTCTGGAGTTAAATCTTCAAATTCTATTCCACTGTCAGTTTCCATCCCATCTAAGTCTGATAATAATGTATCATCTATATAATTTATGTTATCTACTTCAGATGGATCTGAAGAACTATCAACAAATTCCTCAGGAGATATAGTTTCTGATGATGTTATCTCCTACTCCTAAATGCTGCTATCCTATATTTCCTAATCAGTATAGTTATCTGTTTGATCTAATTCCATAGAAGCTTTTTCTTCTATATTATCATAATTAGAATAATCTATAGAACGATAACTATCATCTTTCACGAATACAATAGGTTCTTTTCCTCTTAATAACTGAACTCGCTTATCTATTAGATTAAATACATTATTTATCTAATCCAACATTTTATCAGTGAAATTATTAGTATCAAATGCTGATGGTTGATCACCTTCTTTATACAACTCATATATTGAGTTAGAACCAGCATCATATCCCAATTTAGGTACTACTGTATATATTCTTTCAATAGTCTTTCCAGTATCAAGATTCACTATATCACCTATTCTTTGGTATACGTCAATATTATTACCGGTACCTACTATTTTAAAGAATTTATAGTTTCTAGATATGTCATAATCTCCTTTCACACTTATAACTGTGTTAACATTTACCCTAGTCTTACTAGTTGCAGATGCTAGATTAATCACATTAGAAACTCGTTCTCCGCCTTCATCATCACGTCTAACTCTTCTAACAAATACAGGTACGATGTCATTATCTCTCCAATAGTTTCTTACCAAACTTAAATATATAGAATCTACCTAATCAGATGTATTATTGCTATTTATTACAGAAGTATCTCCATAATTTAATTTGTTAATAGCGTCAGCAATAGATGACACGTATCCTAATTTTCTCTTATACCACATAGGTACTAAGTTAAAGAATGAATTAGGAGTTCTATTATCATAACTAGTTAAAAATGAGTACTTGACTAAGGTTTCAGCAAATTCCTTAATAACATTATCTTCGCTAGTAAGTAAGTCATAGAATGCTGATCTTAGTCTGTCCTCATAATACCTAGAATTATTCATAGTAGATGTGGACGTGTTGATATAACTTATATTTCTTTTATTATTAGAAGTTACTGCCTGTAGATAGTTAAGTAGTTCATTCGTAATATTACCAGATTCATCTACAAAAGTCATTAGATTAATATCATCCTTATTAACTCTAATATAGTTCTTTATACTGTTTAATCTACGAGCGATACTATCTTTTCCAAATAAAATGTCATTTATATCACTGTCAGTTAACATAAGATTTGTACTATTAGCTACTACTTTAGCTCTAATTATACTTTCTATTTTATTAGAAAGGGCTCCAACATATTCTTTATTACTGGTAGCTTTATATTTAAATAATATAGATTTACCATTATTAGTAGGAACATAATTTCCCCCTCTTATTTGCTATAATATAGAAGTAAGTATCTCTTTATAACCGTTTGTAGCCGCAAATACTTGTGATCTCAATATACTATTTGATAAATCCATAGCATATATTAACTTCTTATGTAAGAACGTATTTCCAAAGTAAATGTCTAATCCGTTTGTATCTACCGTATCAGTAAAGAATTTCTCTTTATTATCCTCTATAAACGTAGTATAAGAATTATAAAAATTCTATAATTGAGATAGGTTATTGCCATACTTCTTAGTATCTATCTAAGATCTTTGAACCAAATCTGCCATAGTCTGAGCATCTGATGCTAGATCTTGATATGCTTTAATAACTAATAATTGTTGTACTATATCTTGAGGAGTAATATCATTACTTCTGAAAGATTCCAAACTACTAGCAAGTTTAGACTGATTAAATGCATCAACGCTTCCATTCTATACTAGCTACTCAATATTCTTTTTATAAGTATCCGATAAAGGGAATCTATTTAACATATCCCAATATTTCTATTTTATATCAGAGAATATCTAGTTATCGTACTACTTACTAACTCCGATTACTCCTTCATTCATAATCTTTCTGTTAGCGTACTCTTTTAACGCTGGCTGCGCTAAGAATAAGAATGTATTTCTACCTTTACCTGTTCTAAGTAAGAAACTAGCCATGTTATAAGTAACTTTATTAACATTCAATACGATTATATAAGGATCTTTAGCAACGTCTACGTGAGCGTTAATCATGGCAGATAACCAATCAAGTATCTTATAACCATCCTATCCAGTTATTTCATCAAATTGATTTAAATTGTATTTACTAGCTCCTTCAGAGAATTTCATTCTAAGATGAGTGGCCTAAGTAAGGCAATGATTAGTAGAATTTAAAGCAAAAGGAGCAATACCAGCTTTACCAGACGTGTATTCTGTTTTTCTAGATTCCTAGAACGAAGGCATAAGTTCGTACATAGGTTCAGCTTCTTTCAGTTCTGTAGTCTATACTAATGGTAATATTTCTTTTTTAAGGATACCAGTAAGAGTATCAATAGAAGCTCTAGTTTCTGCTAGTGTCTTCTTATCTGAGATTACTAAAATATAACTATCTAATAGCTTATTGATTAAAGCTCCCTCCGTCTGCTCCGTATATGATTTGGCATCATTATTCCAAGTATATCTCTCATTGGTTTCAGGATCGTACGAATAAGTAGCTATGTACAATTTATCAACATCAAAGTCAGATCCAGTCATAGCTGTAAACTCATCAGGTACTACTATAGTATCTCCAGTTTGAGCAGGTAATACGTCTGCTACTATAAATGAGAATGTCGATGACAAACCCTGAGTAGGGATACGATAGCCAATACCATAAGGTTTAGAATTGTTTCCTATTACATTATGCTCTATTAGCCAATCTCTCATAGTAGTATAATCGGTCTAATATTCCTAAGGAACTACGTCTCTGAAGAAATTAGTACTTAACATAACCTCCATGCTGCCTTTATCAGGATCAAAACTAAGCTTGTTTCCGTCATTAAAAGCACGATACTTAAATTCTTCTTTAGTATTAAAGTCGATACTAAAAGAAGAAAAAAGGTCTAGTATTTCTGTAAAATGTTTATCTGAAAGAGACATTTTCAATGGTGATTCTCCATATTCAATAATATCTTTAATAGTATTGATACCTCTTGCTTTTAATATTTTATTGAGTTTGATTGAAAGATCTAAATTGTCTATATTCTGATTTAACAAATGGATATTGGAATAACTATCTACATCTTTACCTTTAAACCCAAATGATGCCATTTGAATAGCAGAACCTCCTGGAGTATTAACGTCAATAACTTCTTTATTGATGAGAGATATTATTTTGCTCTCAATCCAGTTACGAGTACTTAATGATGCAATAGGAGCTTTGAAATTACCTTTCTTATCTAATGCAAGTGCTTCTGTAATTTCTGCAGACATATTAGTACCTTTAGCTTCCTATATAAGATAGTTTGATAACGCTTTATTGTTTATTCTACCATTCTTATCAAAGAATCTACCGGCTACTCCGTTACTGCCTTTGAGTTTCATGTAACCTTTGGTAGACAAAGCTTTTATACAACCAAATACATCCTTTTTAATCCTAGCTCCAGATACATTTTGACCTTTATTATGACCATAATGGCGATCATCTACTACATTACCAATACATATTTTTACTGCCTATGTACCAAATGATCTATCAGTATGTTCATGTGGTTCAGTATTTAACTGTAACCTAAGTTGTTTTATATCTTGTACTTTAGTAGTAAGACCTCCATTAAGTCTTTCTACTACAGTATCCTAATTTATAACAGTTGTAGAGGGAGAATTAATAGCTTCTATATTGAGCTGAGTATTTCTATTATCTTTATATACTTTAAGCTTATCCCTAGTAGACCCTACTTTGGTTGAAGATTCAAACTTCAACATATCAATAGTGCCTAGTTGTTCATTGTTCATTCTATCATACAGATATTTATTATCAGCATTAGCTAATATCTTAAACATAGGGAATAACGCCATTTTATCAAACACTGGTACATTTATATCTGATACCTCATCAAAATGGTCACCAAAGTACATCATTTTTAGTGGTTTGATTGAAGCTCTTAACGCTTTTGCATACAATTCGGTATTTCCAAGTACATCCTAATTGCTTTCGAGTATATTATAAGCTTCTTTTATTTCTGGAGACCATTCTCCTAAAGCCTACATAATACGCTTATAAAATGCAGGTCTGATATATACAGCAGCATCTGCTTGATTAATATTACCAGAATTGTTTTCATCATCATAAGCATATGGATCTGCTGATTTCACAGCTTGTTTTTCAATAAACTTGACATCCTCAACACTTAATTTAGTACGATCTTGCATAGTATTATCAAAATGCTTATCGTCTGTAAGTTTAAATAACTCATCATCTGTCAAACTTGGGTTATTTTTCTTAAGCATTGTTCTAGCTAAATCAGCTTTAAATATTTGCTCGAGTCTACTATGATATTCAGAACCTATCATATTATCCTACAATATAGCACTAGTGTATTTAGTGCTATTTCTAGGATCATTATCTCCCCAATGTGTTCTAAGATTAGTACCAGTAGATAGTACAGAAGATAAACGCTTAATCTTATCAACATCTCTTTGAAATATTCCTACAATTTTATCAGATTTCCATTTATAAAATGCTGGATCTCCAACAAAACATTTCTCTATTTCCTCTATAGATATAGCATAACCGGTTACATAATTAGCTATTATACTATAGATAATATCATTTTGAGTAATAGCATTAAACTCCTCTGGTATATGTGACACTAAGGTTTCGTAGAATGCAAATGGGTTAGAGTTTTCCTAATCTTCTAATACAGAAGTAGAAGGTAGATTACCGTACTATAAATTACCTTTTTTATCTCTAGATATTACTCCTAATTTTATAGCTTGTTTTATCTCTTTATCTACTTTATCTAAAAGTAAGGTATTCATAGAATCTCTAAGCAAAGCTCTATCTTCTATTAGCTCTGTTCTAATGCGATTAAGAGCTTGAGTTATTAACTCAGGATTTCCAGATTTCTCTGCGTCATCTAACATGCGATTAAGACTAACTGTAGCTCCATTTATAGGTAACTAGTTAAAATAACGGAATCTGCCACCGTTACCGCCAGGAGCCATCTTTCCATCTTTACCTATTTTGCCATGATAATTATCATAGAATCTAGATTTACCTTTTTCTACATCTTCTTTACTATCGAAATATTTTACTATAGCATTATATTCATCTAAGAAGTAATTACAGAATATATCTAGAGTTTCATTAGAGAATCTACGAGGAATTATAGTGGCTTCCATAGAACCTTCCGCATTAGGAGAGTACTTTATAGTGCCTAAAAAGTCTTTTGGTAATTTAATACCTTCTATACTATACCAAGTCTTTTTATCGGACATAGTTGGTAGTATTAATCTACCTTGATGCACTAACAATAGTTTAGCTATATAATCTTCTAATGGAGTAATTCCAAAATAATCTCTACTAGAGTTGGTTATATTATCTCTAATAGCAATAAGAGTGTGTAGTTTAAGTTTTGGTTTATCGGGAGAAGTTAAAGTTTTGACTATAAGAGAATTTGCACTATATGCAGATCTAGCTATGTTATCTAATTTGTTATAAGCATTAGTATTTAACCATCTAAGCTAATCAGACATATAGTTATTCTAAGTAATAGGATATAACAAACTACCGTCTGCTCCAGTAACACTGAATTCCTCAGGAGTTGGGTGCATTTCTCCGTAAGCTATAGCCATTAAGTTAATTACAGCATTAGGACTTTTATAATTGAATATACGAGATGCAGATATAGTTTGTCTTTTAAATTTAGCTTCTAGACTCTTTGCATTATTCATTAACCTAATATTGTGCATTATAGAATTACTAATGGATCCAGGCATGTTTTTATATAATGCGCTAAATACAAAAAATTCAGGGTAATTAGTAGAGTTAGTATTTACTTTTCTCAATAAATAATTCAAAGATTCACTATCAAAAGGTATACCTATTGCATTTAATAAGTTTAACAATCTTTCCTTAGTATGTTCAAACTATTTTAGCCCTTGATTACGTATATCAGCATTTTTACTATTTAATTGCTTTTGTATCTACTCGATATCACTTAGTATCTGTTTATCTAATTTAGCTAATTCAGAATATCTATTAGTGTTTATACGTGACCTATTATTTTTATCAGTAAAGATTAAAGAAGATAACATAAAGTTCTGAGACCACTGACTCGGTAATCTGGCTATTTTTCGCAGATTGCTACTATCCATTACTGTCCATACTTTTCCTCCTCTTCCTTTAGTATTCTTCTGTATAGTTCCTGTAGAAGTATCAAATATATCTACAGTATCCATACTATTTTTTGCACTTTGTATAGTAGTTAGTAACTGAGTAACTGTATTTTCTGGTAATGGATATGCAGGATTATCTATTCTATCAAGTAAAGTAGCAAAGAATGGGTCTGCTTTGGCCAAGTTTCTTACTCTCCTTATTAAATCTGGCCAATCATTAGATAACCATAAGTTATCTAATATTCTATTCCACGTAATATCAAAAGATTGTGCTACATCTAAACCAAATATATTATCTTTTACAGTATCTACTATTTGATTACCATTTTCGTCTGTAACAAATTTGGATTGAGGAATAGAATAGAAGAATAATTTGGCGTTAAATGCTACATTTGCTTTCTTACTTATCTCATATGAAGCTCTATCCCACACATTGTCATAAGTATCTCCTGGATCTTTAGCTTCTTTCTCAGCTATTTCTGATTCTTCACGCTCTATAGCTCTAATACCTAACTCTTGTAAATACGCACGAATCTATTTAGCAAATAGACCTTTATTACTTAGCACATCATGCACCATCTACTTTTTAGACTCATTGTAATCATATTCTCCAGCATCATACAGATACTGAATATTATCAAATACATCATCTAACTTTAAATTTTGTATGTCATCCATACTTCTAATATTAAGTATAGATAGTGCTGTATTACTTAAGGTTTCTACTATGTTATACAGAGTATTGGCGTTGGCTATATGAGGCATATTTTCCTATTCCTTATTACTTATACCTGGAGCATAATAACCTATACCAACATCATATTTCTTATTAAATTCATCGAGAGTATCTTGATCTAACTACGCATTCTTAAAATCGCCTTTTCGTATTTGATTGAACACTTGATTTTGTAGGCTAAGTTCCTTTCCTGCGAATGCCATTACTAAGTCCCATATAGCTTTAAAGAATTTTTTTATTCTGTAAGTCCAGGTTGGATTTACTTCTTTAAGCATATATGCTTTAAATTCTTCTGCTAATTGCTCTTCTATTTCCTATTTAGTGCTATTAGAATACTCAGGATTTCTTTTTACATAATCTGAGTATATCTAATCCCTCTATGCAGGAGTTAATAATAACAAAGATACGTAATGCCATGCCTCATGATATTCTACTCCTGCTCCACCTTTAGTAGATAGAACTATTCTAGCTACAAATTCATCGTGTATACGATCAAATACAGATTGTAATAAACCATATGCTGATGGAGTATTAATAGCTCTCATAGCAGCATTGGTTACCATTACATCATCTGGATCTATACCTAAAGTATCGTGTAGCCATTTTTTGGCAGCAGCAATATCTAAGGTGCCTTCTCCTCTTACTGTGGAGAATACGCCTTTATTACCCAACATCTTCTATAATACTCTACTATTATTGGGTAATATAACATATTTACCATCTGCTTTACGTACATACGTATAACCTTGTTTTGGAGTGAGACCTGCAGCAATAGTTTCATCATAAGTAAGAGCTTTGTCTTGCTATGGTAGTTCTATAGTAGTAGTTTTTTTAGATTCTTCTGTAGCTATTTCGTCAGAAGGCTATCTAGGTTGCTCATATTTAGGTTCTACAGTAGCAGTTACTTGTTTAACTTTCTCATTAGTAGATTGTTTAACCTATTCGATATTGCTAACTTCAGCAGTTTCTGCCACAGCTGCATCATCGGCATACACAAAAGGATCTCTAAAAGCTCTATCTCCAACATCAGTTTTAAGCACCTGATGGTTTATCATCCAAGACATCAGTACGGGAGTACCATCTTTACGAATCACTTTACCATCAGTATCTCTTGTAAGATTTAAATCCTGCATAGTAAATACCAATTCATCACAGTTCAATACGCGATAATAATCAGTATTGTACCTATTCATATACTCGATAGCAGCATTTACAATGTTATCTGAAATAGGATTCATCATAGCTTCTTTATCGGTATTCCAGTGTAAATTATTTGATATTTGTCTGATTACATCGTAAGCTTGCTGATCTGTAAATACTATCTTACCGTTCGTATTTTTTATTTTCAGATATTTTAATACGTAAGATCCATCAGGTGTTCTAGATGCATACATCAAGAAACTACCCTTAGTATTAGTGTAGTAATGTAAAGTTTTACGAACATAAAAAGATAGTTTTTCTACGCGATTATCTCCTACTGCTACAGTACCAGGTCCATGGTTTACTAAGATATCTAGTATATCTAAGAATTCAGGGTTATTAGATATAGGTAATGTCTAAGTAACTAACCTAAATAATAATTCAGCAGTGCTAAGTGGCACACGTTTTCCATTGTCATCATATTTAGTCTTACCGTCAGGAGTGTATGAAGTTATTAGATTCTTAGACCCTCCCTATATGAAATGCCTTTTTTCTGCTAACATTATTGGAGCACTGGTTCTCTAAGAAGGAGTATCTCCTACTTTAGGTATTATGTATATCTTACCTGCATAACCAACTCCTTGAGCGGATGCTTTTGTTACTTGATCAAAATTTACTATAGTAAATCTATCAGCAGGGTCCATTGGGAATGGGCCTTTACCATATCCAAATTCTACTTCTCCATTTAATATCTGATTAGACATCTATATAGGATCTGAACTTAAACCAAATTCCTACACTTCAGTAAGAGATCTATATATAGGTCTTTTTCCTTCAGACGCCTAACTATTAATAGACCCATTACTTTGTCTTAAGTTAACTGGTATTATACCTTTGGGAGCCACTTGGGGTAAAGTAGCAGATTTGTCTACAAAATAGTTAGGAGAGTATGTTTTAATATATTTATCTATAATACTCTTACGTAATTGTCTAAGTTTATTTATTTCACTATTAGTCTTAGAGCTACTTACATTCCAATTACGCATTTGAGCTCTAGCCTTATCTGGTTGATATAAAGCTAGATTGTATATTAGTTTCTTACCATCTTCCGTAGTTTCCTCGATAATTAAATGTACAGCCATTCTATCCGCAGCATCTCTCTCGAACTTACGTGTCTCTTTACTATCTGTGACTATATAGTAAGCCTTTTGTTTAGATAACCAACCTGGTATGGCTAACTTGGCTGCCAATTCTATACCTGGTCTACGCTCTCCATCAAATTGCACAGGTTTACCATTGGCTTCAATAGGCATAACTTCTGTAGAATTAAAAGCATAAAAAAATGTAGAATGTATTCTATTAGTTTCTACTTTCTTTTTAGTATCTAAACCAGGAGATTTATCAGTCTAACCCAAATAGTTTGCAGCTTCCTGAGTAGTAGCCATGTCTACAGCATCCACCTACTCAAATTGCCCTTGCATTTCTATCTCTTCGTCACTCACCGGAGATCCTAAAGACGGATCTTCATTACCTACCCAAGTATCAGTTCCGTCTGTATATATTATATCATCCTAAGTCTCTAAAGGAACTTCTACAATTTCATCAGTAGATCCGTCAAATGATTCTGGTGTAAGATTAATAGTAGGATTTATCTACTTTGGACTGATTGGTTCCTAGCGCTTAGTATTATATGTAGACTATTCAGACTATACCTCTTCTTCTGTAGTAGTAACACTTTCAGTAGAAGTCATATCAGAATCTTCAACATTACCTATATCTGCGATAGGCCCGCCATCTTCTATAGTATCATACTTAGCTTTTAACTCATCTATCTCTAAGGTATTACTATCTACGTTGTCAGTGGCAGCTCTATCCTAATCGTTAGCGGAACTCTACGTTATTTCTGTTACATCATTATCCTCTACATATTCTTTATCAGATACTTCATCTAGCATAGCGTCAATATCGCTAACTTCTCCAGTATCTCCAGTATTATCAGTTACCTCATCCACTTGTTCTTCTGAACTATTAGTAGCAATTTCATCAACTGGAGTGTTTACAGAGTTTCTATCTGTATCATCTGATATACTATCTACAGTATGCGCGGATTCCTAGGATGTTTCTTTCGTATCGTCACCCTGATTATTATCTGGTTCTACCTATGTTTTATTTGATGATTCCTCTGTTGAAACAGGTTGACTATCTATAGGAGTGTCAAACTCTTCCTAATTTTCTACTTGGGCTTGCTATAAAGATTTTCTAGTATTACGTAAGTCTTCTCTAAATATAGCATTAGCTAATGTACGTTCGTTAGCTTCCACATTAGCACTATTTTCTATATCACTCCAACTCTAGTTAATCTTATGATTATAATAACTTATCAGTTGCCTTCTAGTAGGTTCTTCTTGAGTCTGATGATCCTCTTTATATTTCTCTGCATACTCAGTTAATACAGACTATTTTTCAGAATCATCAAGAGTGCTCCATAAAGGTTTTCTTTCTACTAAGTATCTATTAGATATAGATAATCTACCGGTATTATATGTATTTAATTTTGTAGATATGATATTTATTATTCCTGCATTAAGTATAGATGGAGCCAATACGTTTTCTAATTCCTCAATATTAGCAGGATCTTGTAGAGTATTAAATGTTCCCTTAAATAAAGTATTATCTAATTTACTAAGCGAATCTTTGATCTCTCTCTAACGTTTTTTTATAAATTCCTATAAACCATTTATACCTTGTTTAGATATATCTATTCCATATTCAGTTTTGATTTCTTCGAGAGTTTTTTTACGCTGGTTAAGATCTTTATTTAATCTATCCAATACTCTGCTAGTAGCCCTAGTAACAATAGAGTTAATAATAGGAGCTCTAAACTCAGATAATTGTATTGCTGTCTAACCTTCAGCCAAACCGTTAGTATAACTCTCATACTACTGTTGAATGAATCTATTTAACGGAGAATCAATACTTTCATTAAATATCTGTTCTATTTTTTCTGTTACTTTCTTATCTGATAAGTCAGACAATTCAGAAGCTTCGTTAAAACTATTAATTAATTCTACATGATTTTGTACGAACATCTCGAAATCTTTACCAGACTTACGATTTATTCCCAGTTCTTTTAGATTATTATCTATATCTTTGTTCTTATATATATCATATACTATACGAGAAGTTTCTATATCCTCGTCAATCATCTTATCAGTAACATCTGTACCTTTATATCTCTTTAATTCTTCTATACTGTTACGTAAGTATTCAGGAGTATTCCCGTTACGATAAGAATCTAAAAATTGTGCTACTTTGAAGCTTCTATCTACTCTATCAAGGTTTCTAGCAGAAAGTTCCTAGATGCTTAAATCAGATTCAATTTGTTTTCTAGTTCTATTAATTTGCTATATATCGGGTCCAGCTCCCATAAGAGCACCAATAAAGCTACCAATACTCATTGCTTTTCGCAACTGATCATCGGTATTATACATATCATTCCAATGTAAGCCATTATATGCTAGTGTAGCTTCAACAGCGGCTGTACCAGATTGAATTATACCATCTAAGAAGCTATAAGGAGCCTCTGTCTAAGTACCATCTACAGGCATATCTGAATATCTTTTTTGAAATACAGATTGTTGTCCTTCCTCAATTCCTTCAGATATGGCTCGTTTACCAGTATGTAAAGTAAAATTAGCTATTGATTCTAGAGCTCTCTTGGTTGCTACTTTCTACATTGGGTTATCGAAAACTTTGTCCGCAATCTTATTCGTTCTATCTTTTACTGCTTCTATTAATTTTCTAGTTCTAGCATTTTTCATAGCTGCAGTACCTATACCGTTAGCTATAGCTTTAGCCCCTATGGTATTATTTACTACTTTTCCAGTATAAGATAAACCAAAGTTCTACAGGTAATCGCTAAGCGCTAGAGCATTATTACCTTGTTCTATTTCAGTAAGACCAACTCTAGCATCTTTAGCAAACTTATTATAGTTCTAATCACTAGTTTGAATATTATATGCTAATCCAAATTGAAGCTTTTCAAGGTCATCCATAGAGGATACATCATATCCTCTGGATTCCAATCCAAACTCATAATCTTTCATAACTTTATTAATGTCAAACTTATCAGAGTTCTCTAATAATTTCTGTGTATATGATGATAGTACTTCTGCAGCAGTTTCTTTATGTCTAAAGTAGGCTGTACTAAGTAGGTTGACTCCAGTTTCTCCTAATGCCCAAAGACCAGGATGTTTAGATGCTCTACCACCCCACTTAACAAGATGAGCTGTAGCCATAGTGGCTCCCATAGCTTGCAATTCTGACAAACTGCTACCAAGATGTGTTAATCCATACTTATATGTGCTAGGATCAAATAAAGAAACCTCTACTTCCTACCTCTATTTATCAAAAGCAGGATCAATTTCATCTGGATCATAAGTAATCCCCAAAGGTACTATTCCAAGTAGAGGATCATGCAACATATGCTTTGTTTTTAGAGCTTTCTGCTTAGCTTTAATTTCAGACTCCTTTTCAAATAGTGCCACATTGGCATCCTCTAAATTCTTGTTCAATCTATCTAGTTTGTTAGATAATTTAGCTGCCGCAGTTAGTCTATCATTTAATTCATTATTAGTCTAATTCCAAGATAAGTCAATAATATATTGATTTCTATTATTCTGCAATATAGAATTCATAACATCTCTAGATACAGCCTTAGGATACAATTGTCCAGGATGTGTAAACGCAGGTTCTATAGCCTAACCGTAAAATATATCTCTTATGTATGGATTAGTTTTAGCTGCTTCTTTTACTTGTTTTTCTAGCTCCTGTACCTCAGACATTACCTTAAAGTAATCTGGACCATCTACAGATAATTCTCCTAGTAATGTTTTTTGCTCTAAGTAACGTTTAGCAATCTCTATTTCCGGTATCCATTTACCTTCTGTTTCCCTTAACTCATTTACTCTAGCTTGAACATTTATAGATAATGCGTCACGTACATTTATATTTACAGCCTGGTCTATATAACTAGAATCATTTCCGTTTTCTCCCTTATAGTTATCAGTAAATAATCCTATTACAGCCTTACTTAAATCAGAAGCAAAATCGTATGATGAACCTACACCAGGTAATTTTTTAGTGGATTGTTCTTGTTTCTCAGTTATTTCCGATTCTTCAAGTGAAGTATCATAATCTTGTATATTATAATTAAGTTCTTCTTCTAACTGATTCCAAGCTTCATTTCTAACAGCTCTAGTACCAGTCTAACCAACATCAAACGTATTTAAAGAGCTAATCCCCGATTCAGAGAAATCGGGGGCAGTTCTTTTATAGTTTATTCTATTATGACTTAAACTTGTTCTATCCATATTAATTATTCATTATCGTCGTCTATGTTACTATAAGGGAATCTCATACTTTCTGAGCGAATATTCTACATTACATTTACGTCAGTACCAACTTTTCTAGAATTTTGGAACTATATATCAGCGGCAACTGCTGCCTAACCAGAGCTAGGTATTACAGTAGCCACAGGTACCATAACGTATTCAGTATCATTCTTAGTAGTAATAGACTTACTATCTATATTATCTCTATTATCTAATCTTACTACTACAGACCCACTAGTATCACTATTATTCAAAGTTACTACTTCTAATCCTGCTTCTTTAACCGCATCATATAAAGATCTAGCATTTTCATCATCATCTTTACCAGATGAAGTAAAGAATTTATCTTTATTAAATTGATTTAACGGAATAAATGCATATTTAGTTTGATAAGTTTGACCACCGTCAGTTACCTGTTTAGTTTCAGGAGATATAATAAAATTATTAAATTCTCCATTATTCCACATATCTGTAAATATGGCATTTCTTGCAGTTTGTGTGCCTAACTAATTAACATCTCCGAGCATACTAAATGCTAATTCATCTTGTAATATAAAGTCACTAGATTTCTTTCCAATGTAATTACCATTACTATCTTTTTTACCAGTAGTACCATATTTACCATATATATCTATAGCAGTATCTGGATCTAATGGAGAAGAGAAAGCATTTATTACATAATCTATAGCTGCATTTCTACTTCTAGTATGAGAGTACACGGATTCAAAACTATTACGCAATTTATCTTGCATTACACTAGGGTCTAACTATTTTAACACAGCATCTCGTCTATCTTTTGATAATACATTTATACCACGTCTAGTTACAGCATTCATTTCTTCTGGAGTCATATCTGTAAAATTTTCGTATATTCTACGTCTAGAATCCATATGAACTTGTTCTGTAAGATTAAGTAAGTTATTAGGATTATTTTTAGCGGCAGCTGCAGCTCTAGCTTGTATCTTGGCGCTTTCTATCCACCATGGATCTCTTTGAGCCTAATCGTAAGCAAATTCTCTACCTGCAGTAATGAGTGTTCTATTAAGCTGTTCTTCAGCATTCTGTCTACTAAGACCTTGTCTCTATAATACTTCTAAATGCTTTTGATATTCTGGAGTATTCTATATACTAGATAAATTCCTTTGAATTTCATAGTCTGTTCTATCAGTAGAAACTCCTTGATGAATCCATCCATCTTTAACTCCCATGAAACTAGCTTTCAAGTTATCCACATATGGTCTTACTAAGTCTACTTCAGATTTATAAGCAAGAGGAGCAATATCGTTAAATATTCCACTATCTACTGTGTTATAGTTAGTGAAATCTACGTCATGCCAAAGAGGATTATACATACCTTTTATCATTAATTCCTAATTAGCTTTTTGTCTTGCTAGCATTCCTTCTCTACTTTGTCTTAAATTACTAAGAGTAGCGTAATCAAGATTAGCGATACGAGAATTCAATCTAGCTCTAAAGTTAGCATCCTTCATAGCATCCGGATTAGTAGCAGCTTCGTCTATTAAGTCTCTTATCTTTCCTAAAGAGTTCTCGTAGTATCTCTAAGTATCTACAGCAGAAGGAGATTGAAATTCTCCAAACTTACTAACAGTATTAGTAAATTCATTAGCAGCTTGTTCAACAGCTTGTCTTTGTGCCTAACCTATTCTATACAATTCACCAAAATTAATTGGTACATAGGTATTCATTATAGGAGCTTCTGCAGCTCTATCATATCTATTAGCTTGCATCATTTACCTCCTTTTCTACTTATTGTATTACGGTTAGAATTCATCATAGCTCTGAGATCATCTTCAGTAAAACCAGCTTGCAAGAATCTTTGATATAGAGGCCACATTTCCATATCTCTAGCTTTCTGATTACGCATCAATTCTCTATTCTGAGCCCATTGACTTAACTGACTTAAACCAGCTCTACGTATGTTTCTAGTAGTAGCTCTGTTTTGAGCATTAGCCTCGTTAGCTATATTTGTAGCATTAACCCATTGCTGTCCTAAACTATTCATAGTATTGGCATAATCACCTAAGTATTGATTATTAGCGTTACTTTCTTGAGATCTTAAACTAGCTATAGCTCTATCAGTATTAACAGCTGATTGTAATCTGTAAGCTAAGTTAGCTCCTGTATTGGTATTAATTTGGCTAGCATTATAATTACTAGTAGCTCTATTACGATTTAAATCTTCAATAGCAGGACTAATATCATACCTACGTCTACGCATAGTATTAGCAATGCTTGTAGCATAAGGATTATACACTGCATCAACTGTTTCAGGTCTACTAGTAAATAGATTAGACATAACAGGAGTTAAAGAAGCTATCCCTGACAATGCGCTTCCTACTTTATCAAATAATTTATTACGTCTGTCTGCTCTAGTTTCTCTATAACTAATATCATTAGGTGTAGCACTAGGAGACTCTACAGTATCATAGTCTGTATCATACACAGATTCTACTGTTGGAGCGTCATACCAAGTAAACGGTAATTCTGGTTTACCTTCATCAATTAATCCTGCACTTGTAGAAGGAGTAGTTCTGCGTCTCTTAACTGAAGTACTACTAACACTTGTAGGAGTTGTAGTTGATGCAGTTTGAGTATTATTAGGGTTAACAGGTATATGATACCACTGATTATTACCAGTTCCCCACTGTACTCCAGCCCCCCATTTACGATTAGGGTTATAGATAGCATCTACTATTCTATCTCCTAAACCAGGTTTAATCTCATCACCTAAAGCAGCTGCTTGTATCTACTTAGTCTTAGGTTTAATACCTTTACTTTGTTTAACAGATTCCTACATAGCAAACAACTGATCATGAATCATATTATTATTCATTTCATTTAGTTTTGCTGCATTCTCTGCAAATCTGTCATTATATTTACTTTTTTTCTTTGCCATCATTTTCTCACCAAGTTGTGCAAATGTTTCTTTTCTACCAGGTACTTTAAGCTTATCGCTTAATACTCTACTACCTTCAGGTAAACTAACTAAATTACTGTCAGTAGGTTTATTATTCTCTGGTACTTTGCTTATACTTCCATCTGGAGTCTATATCAATTCACCATCATCTACATATGCTAGAGAAGAGGACATACCTCCATTAGCCATAGTATCTGTATTCATACCAATCATATCATCATACACTTCACTTTGCAGGTAATTAGTACCTTGCACAGCAGCTCTATTGCTATAAGCATTCTTCTTAATTGCTGCTCTTTTCCTACGAAGTTTTCTATTACCAAATGCTCCAATTAGACCACTACCAAGACTACCTTCATCATAATCAGTAAAAGAAGTCATTCTAGCCTCTTCACCGGATCTACCTATTAGCCCTATACCTGCTCCTACTGCAGCACCAATTGGACCAGCAACTTGGAAACCAGTAGCTGCACCACTGGCTATGTCACTTACAGATTGTGCAGCAGCTTGCCCCCCTGTAGTAGCGTTAGATTTCTAAAAAGGAGTAGTTAAAGTATTTAATATATCAGGAGCATTTTCAAGCATATTGCCCCCAATTTCTTTGAATTGAGTTCCAAATGCATATGCTGGTACTTTTGTTTTCTTTTTACTTTTCATATTAAATTAATGAATTTCTGTATGTTGTTGTAATCTATGGTATTTCAAAAGTATGATCTATATCAGAATCTAACTCATAATCGCATATCATATACTTACCTCTTAACCTGGCAGGTAACGATAATGCATCTTCATTCTTATCTGCTCTAGGTACTGGGAATCTAAATGTATCTTCTCTATAATCGGTTATTATATGTTGTTCAGGAGTAATAACATTACCTTCTTCATCAAATTCTTCTTCAGTGTGTTCTCTAATAGCTTCTTGATGTTTAGTACTGAATTTCATATAATCTATGATATCGTCCTTAATAGACTCTTGATTACCATCTCTAAACTCTCCTTGTAATCTAACATTATCAAATACTTTAGTATAAGGAGCATTCTTATTAATAACTATTTCTAATTTAGCTTTTCTATCTAAAGGAGTTAACCCTATTACTCCAGTATCATGTATAGTATGCAGTTCATTGTCTTTTATTGCTACTACTCTATCAGAAATAGGTAACGACCATTTAGGATTAAATGTATAGAAAGATGTAAATCTACCTAACTACTCATTAAATACTAGTGGTTTATTTAGTACATTAAACCACACCTCGTTATACTTCTTATCAAATAAGGACATAGCTTTAGCCCTATCTTCTTTAATGTTTTTATTAAAGTAAGATTGTACCTGCTTTTCTTTAGATAACTAACTTACTTGACCTGTATAAGAACATATTTCGTTCTTATCATAATCGTACCAATAAAGCACATTATCTGAATTAATTATACTCTTGTCATTCTTAATAGACGAACCATTAGTAGTAGTTACGTAGTCGAATCTACTTAATATACCACCAGTACCTAATACTAGTTGATTTACATTATCGTCAGTAATAAGTGATCTTTCATTGACAGAAGCTACTCCTACTCCAGTATCTTGGAAATAGAATAGTCTATCTTTGAATACTTTTAGATTGGTTATGTCTCCCCACTGATTATCTACATCTAAGTAATCAGCTACTTTGAATTTAGACCACTAATCTATTACTTCATTATTAGTCTTAGCCTATGAAGTTAATATTCTATTAGTATACCTTACGTCTTTATCAGCATACATAGAATTAGGTACATACAATTTACCAGTATTCTATGCAGAATAAACAGAATTATATACAAAGTAAGGAAGATCTTGTACGTGTATATCCTACATCTAAGTAGGCTCTAACTGTAACCAAGAGTCTGCAAAATTTGAACTAGTTACTGTTCTATGAATCTGATCTCCGTGGAATAAATTCATATTAATAGAACTTTCAAATGGTATATAAGCTCCTATATAATTCTTCATTCCATCCCATTCTTTAGCATCAGGTAATTGGAATAGCATGGTATTAGGATAATCTAATAAGCTTAGATAAGTATCTCCTCCAAATACATACTTTCTGTCGTGCGCTGCTATACTTATGTATACAGAATTCTGTCTAGATGAGAATGTATTACCACCATATATAGAATTACCATCACGTTTAACATTAAATACAGGAATAGCGTTAGTAGAATCAAAAGGATGAAGTTCTGGATATTTACTAGTAGGTACGCTATTAAATCCAGAGAATACATTCTATAATTCTGGTACATGGGCTATAATACACGGACCAGCTGGGCCTTGTAATGATTGATTATCATTATGAATAAAATCGGACATAGAGTAATTAGTATAAGTTCTATTACCAACATTTATTCTTTTAGCCACTACATCTGGAGCCCCATACATGTTATAGTCTATGTTAGGCGGATATTTAGCATCTTCAATATATGATGTAGATTGAGATTGCCCAAATGTTGGAACGAAATACTTAGCTATTGATGCTCCACGGTATACCTTATTACCTCTACTATCTTGATAAGGGAAACCTACAGCAAGTACGTTAAGCCCCCATCTCTAGCCATAACCTACATATGGCACAGTATCTTGCTGCAATACTCTACCGTCTACTTGAGTAACATAGTCTGCTGCAGCAAATATACTACGACTTACACTATTACCAATAGTATTACCATTTACATAGTTATCTTTAAAATCATCAAACTTGCTATCATTTACTTTACCACCTACAAATGGAGAATAGTATGAGCCTATACCATCTAAGTATACACTTCCTTCAAACAGTTTAGTTGCATCATCACCCTGTACACATATTTCTGGAGATACTAAACGTATATAATCATTTACTCTCATAGTAAGAGAGAAGTTACCGATATCTTCCGCTGTACCTGTTGATATTGCTAATTGTTCACCAATCAAACTACAGAAGAAAGGAGTAGGTCTCATCTCCAAACTACTATCTAATTCAGATCCCTATCCCACATATTTATCCTGTTCTTGAATTCTATACTCATATACGTAACTACCTACAGTTTGCATAATCACAGTTCTATCACGCTCAGTTCTATCACAACGAACTATTTCGTAACTTACTGCGCCAACTGGCATTTTCTTTACTTTAAATTCTACACCTAAAGCATTACCTATAAGAGTATTATTTTCATATCTAAATGGAGGCATTTGTGAAGCATGAGGCATTCTAATATCACCTATCCAAAGTACGGGAGAAGCTACCGATTTATCATTGTAGAATATTATACCAAATCTATATATCTCATCTCTTTGGTAACCTCTATAATTAGCAGCTATATAAGGATCAGCATAGTTAGGTATATATGAATTGTTCTACTGTTCTTTAGTAGGTTGTACTATCTCAGGCATCTTGTCTGTACCTCTATTGATATATCTAGTATTGTTTCTAACAGTAGATACATCCATACTACAAGATTGATCTAATCTAAACTTATCTTGTTTATTGCTTAAATTTATATCTGTAGTTATGAATGAATATTCTATATTAATACCATAACCACCTAATTCACCTTCCTTGTTGTATATATATACATTCTAGGAATTAGATGCATCCTTTGTATACTTTGTGTTATTAAAGGGATTTATACAGTCATGAGTAATAGGAATGCGTTTTATAGCTTCATCATCTGTTATAGATAGGCGAATGTTATTACTATCTAAACTAGATAATAACTATACGCTTCCTTCTGAATTAGCTCTATATGCTCTAGCATCATAGTCATTACCATCTTCATCTTCTGGTATCCAAGTATTCTCTGTTATATTAGCAGCAAATAACCTATTCTGCATCTTAGCAAGAGTCTGTGCTATAAACTGATAACCGGTCATAGCATTGAACTCATCTACAGATATATCACTCAGAGTAGAGCCGTAATCTACATATTGTATATCCGTTTGACCATCTGGAATATCTATTTCATCTACTATACTAATAACAGGAGTAGAGTTATTCTGTTCATAGAATATACGGATTACTCTCAACTTATTAAAGTCCTAGAGAGATAGTTCAGTAGATAACATTACTGATTTATTTGATGACTTATTCAAGCCAGTACCTTTATATTCAGAACTACCTTGGCTAGTTACACTGTCTGTTAAGTGAATCAACTCACTCATTGGAGAAGTAACTGTTTCAGTACCATGCACATTGAATAATTGATAGCAATATGTTACCATTCCAGCTTTAAGGTTACCTTCAGATAACCAACGGAATTTAAATGGTAATAAACTTACTACCGGAGTTATTTCTAGTGAACCAGGATTAATTATATTTCCATTCTCATCTATAAGATTAGAATTATCTATATACTTATTACTCATTATGTTAACAATCTTAATAGGACTGTTTCCATCAGTAAAGTATATCTTTATATTAGTATCTGATTCATAGTTACCTACAATACTTAGTGTAGGATTTTTAGATAAATCTTCACATAATCCTAAAGCTCCTTTACATACTAATTTGATTTGAGGCATATTAGTATCAAACCCCATTAATCTGTATATCTTATTAATGTTATCAGATGTTTTAGTTATTACTACCGCAATATCATTTATAGTAGTAGTACCTATTATCGTCTCATCTTTAGGTATAATAGTATCGTATCTTCTAGGGTTCTCTATACTTTGTAATACTCCTGTAGTTCCTCCATCATTAGTGATAACACGAACATCCTCAGCATATCTATACTGAGTATCCGGTATCAAATTTACGTCCTAGTCCATATTAAGACCTTGCGTAAATGTATTAACTTGTGCAGTATTACTTATCATATCAATCTTAATGCGCTATCTTGGTTATATAATATCTGTTCTTCGCCACTAGTACTGAAGAAAGTATCGTGGTCGTTCATCTCAGGATACAACTTATGGTAAGTGTTCTTTATCGATTCTATCTCATCCGGTCCAGGCATCATGGCTTCAGCATATGCTTGTTTACGATAGAAGTTGTAAGAGTTACGTATATCATAGTAATCTCCCTAGCTTATTTGACCTTTTAATTTCTTAGGATACATTAGTTTCATAGTGACGTACCAGTATATAGCTTCTTTATAAGATTCTAAGTCTGGTATCATTGGCATACTATCTTCATCAGTATATATAGCATAATAGGATATCTTAATGTATCCTCTAGGTACATTAGTCATTACATAACCAGGTTTGGTCATATACTATAAATCATAACTATACATAGTACCATCTTTATGCCCTATTCTGTTACCTAGATATCTACCGTTTGCTGTAGGTACGGTATTCTAGTTTATCAATACGCTTAATGTTTCTCTAAGGTTGTTGTCCTCATTTAACTTGTCTAATGCTTCTCTATCATTAGTAAGATTAAACATATTCTTAACTAATGGAAACATAGCAGCATCTTGTACTAACATACAAGCTTTGCTACAACATTGATTATCATGAGATACACCGAAACTAGATGTAGATTTTCTCATAGGTAACCATCCACTATTACAGCAGTATGAGTACGCTACCTAATCTAATTTATACAAATCACAAGGTAATGATACTTGGTGACATTCTATCGGAAGTATTTCTACTTTATGTTCAAACTACTATATAGCTCCAATCTTAAGTATGGATTCCATAATCCACTCCCGAATATCTGTAATACGTATCTCATCTTCTCTTAGATCGAGATCTGCTATTACTTTAGCTACTACAGAAGCTGAACTAATCATACGATTATTTATCATAATTCTGGGTAATCTTTTGTTTTGTTGAATATTATTTGAGCTAAATTTCTCTTGTTATCTCTTGAAGCTATAAACTAATACTTAGTTTTATTAGTAAGCAAACTGTCTTTCTTTGACCAAAAGAATCTATACTTATAATAATTACTATGGTCATTAAGTAGGTATACAGGCTTACCAGTTTCTTTTGTAGCTTTCCAGTCCCATCTAAGACTTTTGCCTGTAAATTCTTTTGGCTGATGTTTAATGATTTGTAAAGTACCTAATCTACATGGAAACTTGAATTCTTTACAATTGTACATCACCTCATCTCTAATGTACTAAAAATAGTCATTAATAATATTCTTATATGTCTATAAGTCAATATCGTATGGTGTATTAGGTTCTATGTACTATTTATAGCTTTCATAGAAATCAGTGGTAGTATAGCTCTTTCTCTAATATTTCATACATCAATTATTTATCACTAACTCTGTTCTATGTATCATCATGCGCATCATTAGTATCATCACTAGGCATAGTAATCATAAAACGTAATTCTCTCTCTAATATCATCTATGTAATAGTTGGTATCATTGCAGATGGTATAGGGAACTCACTATCTGGATCAAAGCAAGCATTAAGCTCTGTAGGGTCTTCAGCTATTACATCTACACTGATATACTCTAGCTGATTAGAATCACCATCTACGTATATTCTATTGTTCTTAACCCATGCAATATAATCTTTACACGTAGCTTTTCTATACTTCTATAATTTAGCTTTAGTACGACTGCCTATCTAAATTATATTACCAAACATATCACGTACATTTATTACTCCAGGTCTATAGTTAAAGTCTATTAACTTAGGGAGTTCTTTATCTCCTACATAAGTAAAGTAACCTGGTACAGTTTCTTCACGGTCTAAATGGATAGGTTCTATAGTAGTAAGATAAGCTTCGCTTACATCGTGCCCTTTATCGATCTACTATTTTATTAGCATAGCCCTATAACCTATGATCCACTTTTCAATTTGTATTCTACTTAAATGCTCAGACTCTGCAATGTTATTATTGCGAGCAATAAGTAGAATGTTATCTACAAGCTAATTGAGTGTCATAATATATTATGTTTTAATAACGTTATAAGCCATATAACGCATTTTAAGGCTGTTATAGGCACTTTCTATTATTAGCAATACAATCCTTTAATTTAAGTAATAGCGGTCTTAAAAAGGCTTAAAATAAAAAAGGTTGATCTTATTGACCAACCTTATCCATAGCATTCTTCATATCCTAAGGGAGCATTTCCTTCATAGGTGGTGGAACCATCTAATTAGCTTTCCTTATTATATTCTTCAACTCACTAACTTCTTTCTATAGTTCTAATATTTTATCATTCTCTCTAGCTGGTTCATTATCTACTCCCAGCTTATCTAATAATACTTGGCACTTAGCCATTTCTTCATCGCATTTAGCTATTGCCTCTTTCCTCTACTTATACGTATTATATTGATTACGTACTATATTTATAATTTCTTGTTTATCAGTAGATATAGTAAGACCTATAGAATTATCTGTTATAACTGATTTATTCTCAGGTATAGTAAACTTCTTAGTCTCTCCATTACACTATATAGTTATATCTACTACTTTCTTTCTGGGTTGATTAGGCATAGGGAACTATCCTGGTGGTAGTGGCTCATCATATATTGAACTTACTTGAGTAACAGAACCCTCATTATACTCAGTAGTTTTCTTGAATGTACCAACTACTTCTATTATATATACCTTGTCACCTATATTTAATTGATTGAATAACATAATAAGTTAGTTTTATAAGGGCTCAATTAAGAGCCCTTTTGTTTATTATTACGCACCTGGTGCGGTTATATTTGCAGGATAAGCATTCACTAACTAATAGACATTATTACATTTATTATAATATATTAAATATCTAAAGTTTAGTTGTAGGTCACCTGCTTGTACATCTTCTTGTAGAGCGTTGCGAAGCATAGATTGATTATTATTTTCACTGTTACCATCTGATAAACCTACTGGTAATGAAGCGCTAGCTTCAGCAGAAGACTGCCTTACATCCAGAAAGAATAATCCTTCGTTTGGTAAACTTCTATACTCTTGATAATTAACGTCATATCTTACTTCAGTAGAAGTAGCTACTACACCAGTAGTTTTAAGTACTGGAATTCCAGATATAGTATTTAATCTTCTACGACGCCTTCCAAATAAAAATGGACCCCAAAATGGGAATAACGGTTGTACATTATAGAAAGGATACATAATTACCTCCTTTCTTTATTAGCAACCACAACCACAACCACTGTTATAACCTACGCCATTAAAAGCTGCGTCACCAGCATAAGCTCCCATAGCAGCAGCTCTAAATATTTCAGGATTATAGCATGACAATTGTGGGTAAGGAACGCTTACTGTATTAGGTAATTTACATTTAATACCATCCACATCTGACTGTAAAGAGTTCAGTTTAGTTACAATCGGAGCAGTAGCAGAGCTAATCATATTACCGAAAGTAGCTGTCTGGTGTTCCTGACTCAACTGAGTAAGCAGTGTAGAGTTTCTCTCACGTAAGCTATCAATCTTATCAAGCAAAGCCTGATTCTGCATAGCATCCAACTTAGCGATTATAGATTGAGTATTAGCTGTGCCACTATCACGAAGAGCTAAAGTATTACTGTTCATAGTATTAACTAAGTTGTTAGTCTGATTACATACAGACAACTGGTTTTCATAACCCATCTTAGTAATATTGTTATTTACAGCATCAATAGATCTCTGAGTAGTGCAGCAGCAGCTAGCCAACTGAGAAGCCAAGTTTGCATTACCAGAAGTAATAGCATTGATTACTTCACAGCTAGACAGTTTAGTATCACAAGAGATCTAGCTTACTCCAGAATTGATAGTATTAAGAGCTGTCTGAACAGAGTTAATATCACAATTCAAAGTATTAGCCAAGTTATTGATGGCATCTTTATTACCATTAATAGCCTGCATCAACAGATTAGTATTAGCGTCATTGTTCAGTTCAGTAGCAAGAGCACCAGCGTTACGTCCGCCAAAACCATTACCACCAAAACCGCCCCAGCAGAAGAAGATCAGGATGATCCAAATCCACCACCAACCGCCGTTTCCACCGAAACCACCGTTGTTCATCATAGCCATCAAAGCAGCGGGATCCATATTACCTTTATTAGCATTCTATATTAAAGCAGCAAGACCAGCATCAATACCACGATCCTGCACAATAATTCTATCTTCTAACATAATTGATTTAATTTAAAAATTGATTTTTATTAATATCTAACGTAGCGAACTGCTTTGCCACGTCCATATTCTGAATAAGGTTCGTACTCTTTTTCTCTTTCGAGCATACGTTCATAATCGTCTTCATAGTCTCTAGCTCTGCTAGTAGAATATACTCTACGACCACCACGCATCATACCACCTCTTCTACCACCTCTACGGAATAAGCCTATGCGTTCAAATTCGTCATCATCGTCATCTTCGTATTTTTCACGCTTTTCAACTTCTTCCTCATAGCATTCCATTTCAGCTTGTCTGATCTTATCACACATAACGTAAATATAGTAATACCACATCTTACCTTCATCAATGTCTTTGTCATTGATCCAAGCTTTTGCCAATTCAACAAAATGTTTAGTGCTATTAGAATTAGTCATACTTATAATTACCTTATAGTAATCAGAATAAACCATGTTAAGTGCTACGAACCAATCATAACGATTAAATCTGCTACCCAGATTTATTCCGTATTGACTAGCTAATGCGGTAGTTTCTTCTACAGACCAATGTGGTCCACGAGTACCATCCTCATTTTCCATTTTACTTACAGCTTTACGGGCATGTTCCTCATTGAAGTGAGGACCGTGTTCTGCTTCGTAAGCCTTTACACGAAATATTCTATGCATATTATTATTGATTAATATTATTGAATATATTGATTATTATTTAGGTAACTCGATTATACGAGTATTAGTTACCTTGATTATTGAATTACTGTTAACTATCTGATATTTTTTGGTACGTATCTTCTTCCAATCAAAGTGGAAGAACCTAACGAAACCGTTACGATATTTATTTTTGTATTCTTTCTTTTCTTCTACAAACAAAATCTATTGATTCTTAATATCTAATGTGGCTTTAAGGATTGAGTCCTTTCTACTAACTATGATAGTTGTTAATGGATTAATTTTAAGTTCTTCATCAAAATCTATTAACTTATGTTTTATAATAGTTCTGACTGAATCTTTAATCTCAGTATTGATTACATTTACATCAGTTAGGTTCTTGTCTTTGATTTTAAGCTTTTTCTAAGCATCCTTAGCTTCTTTTAATAAACTATCATTACTAGTATTTAGTTCTTCTATAGTAAGCTATAGTACTCTGTTTAACTATTCTTTCTAGGATGCTAATTGCTCGTAAGCTCTGACATTGTTAGTTATTCTGTCAATCTCTTTATTCTTCTTCTGTAGCTAATGGTTCTAAACAAAAACAGTCGCAATAAGTAAACTAACTAAACCTACTGCGACTGCTCTGAAATTCCTTGTAAACCAATTAACTATTTGTTTTAGTATTGGAATCATCTGGTAATTCTTTATCTAATGATATATCTAAATATTTCTCTCCTTTTGCTTTTATAACCTTTTTGAGGATTTTCCATATTTTCCATTTAGGATATAAGTCGCTAAATGATTCTAGTAACGACCAAAACTCAACTAAGGCTATCATTCCTGCTACTATTTCTACAGCGTGCAGGTTAATAGAGGTTACTACCAGCTAATCTATTATTGATGCACTAGTTATTGCTACTGCTGCATCTCTAGTCTTCCATATAGTTTTCCATGCTTTATGTGATTCAATCTTAGGATGCCCATATTTTTTAGAGACTTTATAACCATAGATAGCATCAAGTAGTATCAATATACCGACAGCAGTGATAGGAACCCATACAGGCGCGAATATAGAAAGTAGCCCAGCTATAACAGAAGCTACGCATTTATCCGCACTACTGAACATGTTCTTAAATATTGACATAGTATGTTCTCCTAATTGTTGGTAATTCATAGATAGTAGCTGATAATAAAAATCAAATAAGCCCTAACAGATTAAAAGGGGAGTAAAATCTGATAGGGCTCGAAATTCCGTTTGAGATTATAACTATATAACGATAAGGTTTATTTAAAGTTTCTATTTTGAAAATCTTCTTGCATAAACTAATAGCTCTTTATAGCGTAATATCTTCTTTAAATTAATACCGTTACAATGTTTAAATCCATCCTATATGACTGCAACCTTTTGTTGGTTAATTAAAACCAGTTTTCTTCAGATTCTATAGAATCCAATTGTTCATAATCCTCATCATTTAACTCTAATGTAGCTGGAGTAGCTGGCAATGCCGGTTCACCATAGAAGGTAATTCGAGTCCCGACACCCGCACCGGAAAGGCCCAACCCAGCGTGAGAATTCAAAAGGAACCAACCCACAGTAGACCCAAGGTCCGAGCAACCGCCGATTAGAAGAGTTCTAGGTGTAGCTGTAGCATTCGCCCAGTGATAATCACAATAATAAGTTGTAGCACTTGCTCCATTACCCACTATAGCTGGGAACAAATCCGCCTAATTATTATTAACGAGTTTTTTCACATATTGACTAGTAATTGTACTTTCCTTAAAGTCTTGTAACTCATAACCTGCTGCAATTAACTGTTCTGCAGTAGGATTATCACCTCCTTCAAATGTACCAAACTTAGTATAGTCTTTGCAAATGTATACGCTATTGTCAGTACCAGCAACTACTACATCAATTACATTCTTCCATACATGACCAAATGGATTCTCAATACCACGGTATCTAGGAACATTAACTACCTTAGTACCAGTAGATGTACCCTCTGCATTAGTATTAGTATGTGTATATTCGATTATACCAGTACCATTACCTAATGATTTAGTAGTACCACTAGGTACAAAAGAATATGTAGTAGCTCCATTTACAGTTACAGTTCCTATAGTTACTCCATTACCTAAACCACCTTGATGATAACCTTCTGCAGTTAAGCTAGCATTAAATGCTTTCTGACTATTCAGAGTAGCATATTCTACTACGAATAACCAAGCAATATCTCTGTGAGCGTCATAAGTATAGATATTCCAGTTGTTGGTACGATTACTTCCTCTAGCAAAGGTTTGGAATTGATTTCTAGTTTCATTTACTATAGGTTTCAGTTTAGATGCTGAAACAGCAATTGACCTAAGCGTATTCTGTGTATCCGCACTACCTGTATTAATAACACCTTCATACGCTCCAATATATTTCTTTTCTACTTTGGTATAACCAGGGAGATTGTATTCACTCATACGAATTTCAACCGTATTGTCTGGAGTAGCCACTAATAATCTATAATGTTCTGGTATTTCTACCATAATTTCAGGAGCCATACCTTTACTGTCATCAGTTATAGTAATGCCATCTTCCCACTTATTCCAGTCATCTGCTTTTAAATACATCTTAGTATTGTCATCATTATTAATAGTACAACCTCTCATCTTACTCTGGATAGGAAGTGTTTTATGCATTTCCATATTACCAGTACGTACACCATCAGGACTAGAACTATTAGCTAAGTCAAACTTAACACCATACCACAGTTCATTCTCATTTCTACTAAGCTTACCAATCTCTTCATCAAGAGTAACAGCTGCACTTATAGCGCTAGGACTATCTGCTAAGTAATTAGTACTTGATAAGTCAGGCATTTCATTAGCTTCAGTTAAACCTACTTTATCATTTACTTTAAGTATAGTACTTCTAAGCTCTGTAATATCTTGATTTAAAGCTGTCTCTAAACTGTCAATATTGCCTTGAAGTTCTGTATCCTTAGCTTTGAGTTCTTTCACTGCATTCTCTCTTGCAACCTTTTCATCATTAATTGCATCAGGAAGAGTTTCATTAATGGCTAACTTTTCAGCACCAGTCATTAAACCAGCAACAGTATTAGTAGCAGGAGTAATAGTAATATTAGATAAAGTAGACTCTATATACTTACCACCGCTCTTTTCTACTCCAGTAAGACTAATAGTGATATTATTAACATCAGTCTAGTCTAATTGGAATGTACTCAGCAAGTTATTAGGCATAGAGTTAACTACATTCTCCATAGCTTTACCCTTACCACCATCATAAGCAGTACCAGTAATATCACCAATGATAATAGCATTAGAATCGATATGTACCCATTGTAAACCAGACCATCTAAACTGATAACTCACTTCACCAGGAGTTACGTTAACATATATTTTATCTTTTTCACCTACTATAGGAGTTTCATGTTCAGCATCTGCATATAACTGTATATTCTAAAGTACTCCAGTAGGAGATACAGTATAAGTAGCATATGCATCCATTACATCATCAACATATGAAGGCAATTGACTAGCAGGTACTTTACCATTGCCATCAAGTTCAGCAAGACCATTGGGTTGACCTTTTAATGCTTTGAAGTCCTATAAGTCTTCATTCACATCATCAATCTTAGTATCTAGTCTATCTACTTGAGCTTTTACAGCGGCATCACCTTTATTAATAGCGTCTACTATACTAGTACCTTTAAAGTAGTTATTACTACTATTATCAGGTAAAGATATAACATCACTATTCTTATCATAGTTCAAACCAACAGATTGTACAATCTCTTTAATATGAGTCCATTGGTCTACATTAGCATCTCTGTTTAACGGTATCCACTTCTTAAGATCAGGACTGTATGACTTAATAACATTACCAGTACTATCTGTTGCTAAGTCAATCCAGTAAGAAACCTCTTTAGGATTTGGAGCATACTTAGATGCTATGAAATTAGGATTTTCTTGTTTAACCATATTTGCAAATATTTAATAATTAAATAATCTCCTGTTCTGGAGTATCGTATTCTTTCTATCTCGTATATTCATCATTGAAATATACAATATTGTTTTCATTATGTTATTGGTTTTAATGCTACAACTTGACCAGCTTCAGTCTTATCAAAGTAATTAACTACAGCAAATTCCTCATCTGCTGCCTAACCGTCTCTACTGCTTACATAACTCCTAATAAACTGCTGACCTCTCTTTTCACTATTACCCGCTACATATCCATATCTGAATGCAGTACTTATACTATCGTTGTATATAGTGCCATTCTCATTCATAGCGATTACTTTAATCTATCCTTCCTCAGTCATAGTATCAGTATTCAGACATCTAACAGATCCTATTATTATATCTCCGTCTACATTAGTCTAATCATTCCATGTCTTATACTATTTACCATTAAATGTAACATAACCATTAACGGAAGTACTTAAAGTACCTTTATGTGTAAAGTCTCTCTATATCGTTAAATTGGGCATACCTTCTACGCTATCATCTACAGGATTAATTTTATACCATCTATCAACGTATTTAACAGCTTCTCCAACCCATATTTTATTAGGCATACCTTCTTCAGATATCCAGCCGTCTTTATCAGCGAATACAAATGATTGAGTAGGTACTCCCATATCGGCGCCACTCATCTGATATGCTTTTACTATTACTCCTCCTTTGTAGGCAGTACATTCAACAGTTACAATACCATCTTCTTTTGTACCAAACCAGTTTCCCCTAAGTTGTACAATTAACTATTCTGGCATAGTTAAACCAGGATTATTAGTATATACATCTTGTATGGATTTAATGTCTACCATTACACACTCTGCTCCAGATTGAGTATTATCACCTCCCCAGTATAAAAACGGTTGAGTTCTATTCTCAGAAGAACCCCAATTCCATCCTACGATCTCACTAGGTATACCTGGAGCATTGGTAATGTTAGTACCAGTATCAAAGTCTCTACCGTTAGACGTAGTCCATATAAATCTCAACTATATACTATTGAAATCATAGAAGTAAGCCACATCATCTCTAGTAGGCCATATATGATTTACTCCATCAAATACATCAGATATATTAGTATTACCTACAGTTCTCTTTTGTAGGGGAACTGCTCGTCCCCCTGCTATACCTAACTATAACATTACTCACTCTCCTCATCAATAATATTATAAGTCATACCTGCTACTTTAGTAAGCTAATTATATTCAGCTTCAGTACCAGTCCATATAGGTAATGATATCTTACCATTATTAGTACTAGGTAACGCTAAAACAACGCCAGTACCTTTGTTCATTGCCTGTTGTACTGGATCTAATACAGATATCTTATTCTCACTAATAAGTTTATTTATTAGCTAAGTGATATACTCTTCATCAAGTAATTCACCAACATTACCAAGATTATTCTCAATATTAGTAATCTTATTATTGATACTAGTTATACTCTGTTCAATATCATCTATACTAGATTCTAGATTAGTAATTCTATTATTAACATTAGTTATCTTACTATCTAGATTATTTATTTTACTAGTAAGTTCAGATATACTTTGATTAACTTCATTTTTGAAATCACCTATTGAAGATTCTATAGTAGTATCTATGTAGTTCTTAAGTCTATCATCACTAACTACTAAATCAACAATCTAGTTAATAGGAGCTTTAAAGTTCTAATCCTTCTCTGCTATTACCATGTATTCGTTTCCTTCTAGTATACGCTTAGGATCCAGCTCCAATATCTTTATGCCGTCACATTTATTCATAACTATTACTCTTTAAAGAACCCACTAGGAGCACTTACTTTATTAAATACTACACTATCAGTAGTAGCTAATGATAATTGAGCTCTAGTAACTACATGAGGATTATCTCTTCTAGCAGCATGAGTATCAATAGCATTCTGTGCATTAGTAATCAATTGTCTAAGCTCATTAATCTGAGATTGCAAATTATTATCTGCATTAGTTCTATTCTCAGTCTCTTGATTAATTAATTCAGTAAGGTCAGTAACTTTACCATCTACATAAGTCTTAAGTTCATTCTTAGCCTTAGTAATCTCACTATTTATATAGCTTCTTAAATCACTAATTTGCTGATCAATCTTACTATCTAACTCTTGAATATTCTGAGTTAATTCAGTAATCTTTTGTTGAATAGAACTTAAGTCTCCTCCTATTATTTCAGTTATATCCTAACGCAGCTCTTCAATACTAGAATTGATATTAGTAATATCCTACTTGATACCATTAATTTCATTTCTAATATCACTAATCTAAGTAGTTAATTCTTCTACTTTCTGATTAATATACTACCACAGTTTATTAACTTCCTCTTTCAGTTCATCTTTAAATTCAGCCAATTCATTTCTGATTTCAGTTATAGCTTCATTAATAAACTGTTCTATCTAATCAAGAGCTTTATTAATATAATCAATGATAGCATCTACTTGCTTATCATTCAGATCTAGTATCTCCCATGTATTAGTATCATTACGATAATACCTAATACAACCGCCATAGTAATTAGAAGTAACGTCAATCCAATAATCTACTTCTAGAGGATTAGGCTACGTATCTGATGCTCTAAATCTAACTATCTCTCTCTGTAACATATATTATGCTTTAAATGTTGTTATTTTATCTTCTGTTCCATCATCATATACATCGATATGAACCCAGTCACAATCTTCCTCTAAACGTACTTTACATGGTAATAATAAAGGTTTAGCCTTTATTATCTCTCTTATTTCTTCTGCAGTCTTATCATCACAAGTAAAGTCAATGGCATTACCGGTTACATGTGCAGATACATATACACTCTTCTTACCTTTTACTAAAGGACACATATTACAACGCATACCTCTTTGATGCATATTACCAATATTGATATGCATTGGCATTCGTAAAATATCAGTACGTAGACACAGTAATACATGCAGTAGCTATGTACTTAAGAACATCCATGACTGTTCTCCAAATCTACTATATATGTGATTACATACTAATTCCTTTACGTTAAAGTAAGGTTTAAGCTGTTTAATTATTTCTTCTCTCGGCATCATTGTTATTCATCATTAGGGCATCACCAACTAGATTGGCTGCTACGTTCATACCAAATTGTTTAGTATCATTATCTATCTCACTTACCTTTACGTTGATTTGAAGGAGCAGAAGATATATCTGCTCCAACAATTCTCTATCTGTCATATGTGCTAAGTATGGATTCACGATATTGTATTACCTCTCTGTGTCACTAATATCTCAGCTGCTATTGGTGTATTTGTAATCTCTCTATAATTATAGCTAGTTGATGGGGCTGAAGTAACAAGTTGTAAAATGTATAATTTTTCACTATGATTTATACCATCAGACTTAGGAGCATTAACTTCCAATAAATCATACTAGTAACTTCCACCATTCTGTATATATTTATAACCAAACCAAGTTGTAGGCATTACTGCGTTAGCAGTTACCTTTTTTACCTCGCTAATAGCTCCGAAATTATAGGTATATGCGTCATAGTCCGAATCTACAGTATGTACTTCAAACGTACTATCCCACTCATACTATTTTGTTGTTGGAGTGGTTACAAGTCCAAAGCTAATTTCATCAGGATAAGTATCACTTCCTCTAACATGCGAATAGTACGTTGCAACAAATGCGTCACTACCTACTTGCATAATATCACAGATAATAGATTTGTTACTTTCATTTTGTGTCACAGTCACGGATGTCTATCTATTACTTTTATTATTAAAATTGGATGACAGTGTAAACTCAAATTTACCCTCATTAGCAATGGAACTAGATACTTTAGTTACAGTCGCCCAAGAAGCGTAATCTCCTATACTAAAATCTACGTATTGTCTAGAACTAACGTCTTCTACTCCGTCCACATATTTAGATTTATAGCTAGCAAAAGTAACTGAAACGCCATCATACTCTTTCATATTTCTGATTGCAATTGATATATTGTCTCTAGCCCCATTATTAAACCCGAACTCATATCTCCATTCTACTGTTGCAGAATAAGCCGCTTGACTAACATTAATTCTCAAAGTCTTATTACTGCCAGATTGAGTCAATACAATAGTGCCACTCCTTGCAGATCCACTATTATCGGATGCACTAATAGTAACTTTACTACTAGTAGTAGAAGTAGTTATCCAGCTAGGTTTACTAGACACACTCCAAGGATGATTACTACCATTTTTAGTACTTACTAGAGTAATTGCAGCAGAGACAGCATCAGTAGCTTGGAAACTTTCACTCTTGCTAGATGTACTACCATCATCCCAAGTAAATACATAATTATCTGCAGGTGGAGTATACCCTGTTTGAGTTAATTCGGCATAATCTCGTTTACCAGATTCATCCTAATCAAAATATACGTTTGCTGTTCTACCAGTAGTACTAGTAGTTGATTGTATAGTAAACGTAGAAGTACTCTTATTGAATGAAGCCCATGAAGGTAATGTACTACTATCTATGCTATAATCTACATCATAAGTACTGCTACTAACTGTCTTATAAGAACTAATAGTTACACTACCAGATCCACCACTAGAACCTACATTAACCTTATACGGATTAATAGAGAAGGTATAAGTAGTAGAAGGTGTAGCGCCGCTTTGAGTAACTGTACAAGTAGCTGATTTACCACCGTGAGTTGCTTTAATAGTTGCAGTTCTACTAGATGTAGATGTATTCTCTCCTAATGTTAAAGTACTAGGTGAAGCCGTACTACTAAGACTACCTAAGTTAGTAGACAATGTAGGATTACCTGTTTCTTCAGTAACATCTCCACTAGTCCAATATACAGTTCTCTTAGCACTAGCTGTAATAGTAGAAGTACCTCCACTACTAGGTATACTAGTGGGACTAGCTGATACAGATATAGTCCATTCTCCGTATGAACTAATAGTATGTCCATTTTGTGACAAACTTATAGTAGCTGTTTTATTAGACTCATTCTAAGTTATAGTGACTGTACCTGTTCTATTTGAAGTGCCTTCATTAGCAGAAGCGCTTACTGTAGTTCCACTTAAAGAGAATCCAGTACCAGATACAGTAGTAGACTTTAATGATACACTAGTATCACCACTCTATTCTACTCCATCTAATACTTTTCTTTTATAAGAACTAACAGTAAAAGATTTGCTACCACCACCAGCTCCAAATGACATACTAGTAGGTGATACTGTTAAGTAGTAATTCCAAGTCTCTACCTTCTTACGTATATCATCTATCTTTACACATTCATTAGCTCCATAAGTAGAAGCATTATTAATAACGATTAATGAATTAATAGCTAAAATCTAGGTCTTAGTAGGACATTCTGTCCCACTCTTACCTAGACTAAGCTTACTTAATATCATAGAATATGTTGCTATTTCATTACTCATGTTGCTTATTCTTTAAAGTTTCTATTTCAGCTTTAAGCTTTTCAATCTCATCCTTAAGCATCTTAACTCCTTCAATAGCTAATACACCTAACATCTCATACTCTACCTTCTTAACCTTAACATACTCTTCACCATCTTTAGTGAATGATTCAAATTGTTCAGGATTCTTTACTTCAGACTTAAGAGTATCACTTTCAGTTACTATATCTTCAAAACCTAATTCCTCTAAGTTCTATGCTATAGTACCTATTTGCTTCTAATCATTCATTATAAATGATACAGTGGGTATAGAACATATCTGGTCCAGAGTATAGTCTAAAGGTTTAATATCTGATTTTAATCTAGCATCAGATTCTTTGAAGAAACCATTAGCTGCGGATACTTTGCCAGTAGATGTAATATTACCTGCAACGTTGAGTTTTTCTGTAGCTGCATCACTTCCTATGGATACATTACTATTTGTGTGTACAGTCATACCTGCAGATGTACTATAACCAGATATACAAAAGTGTATAGAATTATCATTTTGCGACTATATGTATATATCGTTGTTAACAGTAGAACCAGCCCCTATATAACCTACATTAGTACCATCTTTTTCAAAACGGAAGTATTTAGCAATCATTTCCTAAGTGGTTTTAACGACCCCTGAAGATGTAATAGCAGCTGTAGTTAATGGTACAGTTATAGTAGATCCTGATGAATTCCATCTCTGCCAAGTATTATCATAAGTACTACCAATGTAAGCATATCTGAGTGTTTGTCCTCCTCCATAACATCCTATTGCAGCTAAGGCTGCTCCTGAGTTATTATTGAAACTGTATCCGCGTGCCCATCCTCCTGTAATTGCAGAGCTTATTTTAACATTATGACTACCATCTGCAGTGATAGTTGTAATGATTCCGGCATTGTTATCAAAATTCAAGTTACCAGTCATAGTATCACCAGCTTTTTTTACAAAAGCAGATGGACTAATACCACCAACTGTATCAGCATTACCAGCATTAGCTGGCTTACCAACGCTTACAGTCTATGCACTACCTCCAGATGGGGTTACTGTGAAATTACCAGCAGAACCATTAGCAAATGTATAAGTAGTATTAGTATTCTATGCAGGGATACCTAAAGCAGTTATATCAGCTTTAGTTACAGCTGCAACTTGTTTAACATGACTAGTTGCGTCTGTAGCTACCTTATATAATCCTAAAGCTTTATTTGCAGCTTCCCCTGTAGGATGAACGTATTTATTTGCTCCTGTAGATATTCCATCTAGTTTAGCTTTATCGGCGGCAGACATTAAACCGCTAGTAGACTATGTAGCATTACCATAAGTAGTATCTTGACCAGGTATTCCTAAAGCAGTAATGTCAGACTTAGCTACAGCAGTAACACTAGCTACATGACTAGTAGAGTCAGTAGAGAACTTATAGAATCCAGATGCTTTACTAGGTGCAGAACCAGCAGGATGTACATAGTTATTATATGTAGCTCCTTTAGTTAGAGTAAGAGTATCACCACTAATAGATGCGGTAGTAACAGCATTACCAGAACCAGCTACAGTTACTTTACCAACCTTCTTAGCTAATTCTGTATTCATAGTAGACTACAGATTATTGATGTTAGTCTGTAACTAATTATCACCATCCTTTCTAGCTTGAATCTCTACATTCAAATCGTTAGTAATCTCGGATGAACTGCTCTCAATAAGCTCTTCCAATCTATCTACTTCAGTAGTTACTCTATTATCTAGATTAGTAATTCTATTAGGTATATTAACATCTAAGTTCTGCTTATCAGTTGCAGTCATTACACCAGCTGCAGATTGAGTAGCAGCAGGTATAGTCTGTGACTTAGTAATAGGACTAGCATATGAATTACTAGCTGCAGATAAATCAGATTGCTTATAGTTAATAGTTACACTAGTTGCATTTCTAGACGTTGCATCTACACCAGTAACTAGGTTATTAGGTAGTGAATCAAGCTTATCACCAGGATTCTGTATACTACCAAATTCATTATATAAGTCATCTAATCTGCCTTTATCTATTGCAGACATAGCACCTGCATTAGTAGTTGTAGCTGATGGTATATCTATATTATCGTCCTGTAATGGACCATAATTTAAACCATCTTTAGCTGCATACTTATAGTTAATCTTAACTAATTCACCAGTACTAGTAGTAGGAGTAAGATATGAAGTAAGTTTAGTAGGCATACTATTTAAAGCATCTCTATTAGCTTTACCTTTGTCTCCAGGATATGCAGTACTAGGAGTTTCACCTAATGCTAAACTCTGACTAATCTCTAAGTATTGAGTACCAGTCCATCTATATGTTAAGTTAGTATCCTTAGCTACATATATCTTACCTGTTTCACCAGTTTGAGGGAATTGATCTTTAGTAGAGAATTCTAATACATCATCTACATAAGATGGTAATTGAGCTGCAGGAACTTTACCAGTTGAGTCTAATTCAGCTAAACCGCCTGGTTGACCTTTAGTACTAATGAATGCATTTAAACTATTAGTAATAGTAGTGTCGCCTGCTTTTCTATCTTCAATCTCTTTCTGTAGAGCCTCCTCTAACTTGTCAGTAACTCCATCAAACTTATTCTCTATACGGTCTATCTCTGCTTCTCTATCTGCAATCTCTTTATCGATCTTATCATCAAGATTATCTATTCTATTACTTAGATTAGAGTCAGCTTCCTTTAGATCTTCAATCTATCCAGGAATAGTAGTATTAAGTTCTACATAGTCTTCCTTACTCATAAGACCGTCCATAGAAGCAGTAGCATTAGCTATACGTATATCCATATAGATATTGTTACCACTTTTAACGGTATTCCATGATACACAAGGAGTAGCATTCTATCTGAAAGTGATGCCATTAGTTACTAAGTCATAAGTAGATGTATTAGTACCATCTTTAAACTTAATATTAGTTAATGCTAAATTACCTATATATACATACTAACCATTATCTGTAAGTACTTTAGTACCATCTCCAGTAGTCTTAATAACTGTAGTAGTATATTGTTCTTTACTATAGTTTAATGAACCATCTACAGTAATAGTATCAAATACTACTTGAGATATATTATTGGTACCTTCTTCTTTAATAAAGTCAGGAGATTCAATGTATATAGTACCACCAACTATAGCTACTTCGGTTGCTAAGTCTAATCCATTTCTATTAGAGTTAATAGTATAGATAAGCTTACCTTCTTCTATAGCTTGCTTTAATGCGTCATAATCTTCTTGACTTACTTTACTATCAACGATAGTAGGATCAAAGATATACATAGTCATATCTTTAAACTCTATCATTCGGATCTTACCATTTCTTTCACCATCTTGGAATGGAATCATTTCCTATCCTGTGACAGCAGTACGTTCTGAAGCTTGACTAATCTTTAAACCTTTAATTCTTGCTATCATTGTCAATCAAATTATTTTCTTTCTACTATTCTAACAGTACTACACCGTTATCTTCCCATAACCAAGGATCTGCATCCTCTGTTAACAATGCTAATACATAAGGATCATATAATCCTCTAAAGTATCCATTACCACAACCACACTTAATACAATACGGTTTGAGTTTCATAGGTATACCACTATATAATTGTGGTTTAACCTAATGTAAGTATCTCTTTAGTATTTCAGAATCTATAGGAGTAGTAACACTAGATGTATTACTAAACCCCAATAAATCTGTTAATTCGTTGTATACTATGGTTGCTACAACATCTCTATTATTCCTAAGTATATTAGTTTTAAGTATAGAGTTTGTTTTACTGTTTATATATTCTTTTGCTTTATCCATAGTAGTTTAATTAAGCTTCACCAACACAAATCCCACCTATAAAACGCAAACCATTTTTAGTACCAGTCCATCCAGTATTCATACCGCTAGAGTTAGTTACTGTAATCATACTTTTCATAATATCTATATGAGTATTTACACCGTCAGATACAGTTACTCCTAGTGGAGATATGTACGCTTTATTACCCTAAGAATCATAAGCGGTTACTGAAATAGCGTCTGATGCATTATCGTCTAAAGCTTTTATCTCTATTCTAGACGAATCTATGCCAGTAGGATTCTTTAATACTATGGAAGAAGTAGTATTATCATAAGTAATAACTATATTATCAAGAGTGCTGTTCTTTAATGAGAAACTACCACTATTAATAATAGCATGCTCATCGCTTGTATTTCCTATAGTTATACTATCATTTAATTTCAAGTTACCACTAGTATCTACGCTGAACCATTCAGTAAACGGAGACTGAGCCTAACCTAGATGCATACCAGTTGAATCTAGTTTAAACTAATAATCACCTGTAAACTAGGATATATTATTTTTCTTTATATATGTACCTACAGTAGACAGCCCGCTAGTATTATTAATCATACTCAATCCGCTACCGTCTAGCGTAAGCTTAGTATCAGATGTAGTTAACTACAACTAACTATTCTCAGAATCAGCAGCTAAGTGTATACCTCCAGCTCCAAAGTAAGCTTCACCATTCTCAAAGTCTAACAAGAAATTAGGTCTAAATGAGTTAGAAGTGTTCATAGGATCTGAAGTATTAATCAAATGATATTCAGAACTATCACCACCACTAGAGTTCTTACCTCTTTGTGAGAACATCAAGTTGTTATTAAATACAGCCCCACCTACTAATGAATTAGGTGCAATAAGTAAATCAGTATAGATTGCCTCATAATTCTCTAATACAGTCCATGCACCAGATGTATCTGTAGCAGGAGATTCATTATTCTGTTGAGTACCAATCCACGTCATTACTGATTTTAAGAAATAGTAGTTACCATCGCTAGTATCATATACGTAAGGAGCTTTCTCCCCATCATTAATATAAGGAGTACTAGTACTATATATACCAGCAGGATATGCTATAGGTTGTGAACCTACTGGATCTGGAGTAATTATACCACCCATAGGATTAGGTTTAGACCATGCCGTTTCCATTGAATCATCAATCACTCTACACTGAATAAACCATATATAGTTATACTCATCTCCATTAGTAAGCTCAGGAACATCCATAGACCAACCTGTAGGATTTCTCTTCCATTTCATAGTGTCATTCCAAGTCTCACCGGTATAAGTAGTTTCAGTACCTTTACAGTATCTAACTTCATAACCTACTCCAGGAATACCAGATCCACCATTATCACCAGTCATACCAGTCATATAGTAAGGATCACACCATTGTTCCATTAATGTGTTATCTCCACCATTAATAAGAGCAAATGTAGCCCATAATACTTTACCACTACTTAACGCTGGTGCAGTAGAACTCCAACCTGCCGGATAACGTTCAGCTGCATTTAACTGAGGAGCGATTTCCCAACTATTGTTTCTAGCAAATCTGTATTCATAGTAGTTACCATCCATGCCTTGAACCTTACCTACATTTACCCATTCACTACCATTCCATACCCACAAGAAACCATCGATAACCCATCCGTCTCCTATCTGGTTACCTTCCGTCGGAAGATCGTCTGTAGAATCTAAAGTACCTTTAATAACAACTCCTTGACCTGATACTCTAATTACAGCACCCCATTCTATTACTGTACCTGTTTCACCTTGAACTGTAGCTATACACTTCCACCATATACCAGTAGACATATCAGGAGTAAGTACCCAACCATCGCCTGGATGATACGGGTCATTACTAGTAGGTTTCTCAGGTTGAGTAGAACTCTATTTAAATGCTTCTACTTGATAATTAAAGTTATTACCATCAAGACCAGGTACACCTGTAATTAAATAAGGTCCTTGCCAACCTCTTTCATCTTCAGGTAATGATTCATCAATTACTAACTTATTATCAAAAGTAACTAAAGCTTGAATACCCCATATGGCTTCTTTACCAGTCACAGAGGGCATACCTACCCCCCAAATACTACCAGGGTTAATATTTAATCTATCTGGGTCTCTAGGCTTAACATCACTACCAGATGTCTTAGTATACATTACTCTAAGGTGTTGACCATCTTGACCATCATCTCCCCATTTAGCCCATAATGACGGAGAACTAAAGTTACCCCATTTGTGAATATCACCTTTATATTTTCTCTTACTAACCCATTCATATTTAAACCCTTCACTTACTCCCTTAGGATCATCTGTCCAAGGTTGTTCACCAGGAGCTGATTGAGGTATGTACTCATCTTGATCTGGATTATTGTCTGTAATCTCTTTAGGAGAAGCGGGTAATTTAGTACGTTGATAAATGTATTCTACTCCATCGCCATCTTTACCATTCACTCCCCATTTAGACCAAATAGTAGGACCTTCCCATTCACTCCAAGTACCATCAGCTTGTAAGTTGTGTGAACAAACCCATTCGCATTGGTATGATTCACTAATACCTGTAGGATGATCAGTCCAACCTTGTCTAATAGCTTCAGTCTGACTATTACCTGTAGGTTTAGTAGGAGTAACTAAACTAGTTACAGTAAGCTTATATACAAACTCAATATTACTACCATCTGAACCATCATGACCATCTGCACCTGTAAGTCTAACAGGAGTACTCCAAGGTACTACTATTGTACCTTTACTAGAGAAAGTAGCAGTAGACATCCATACATAACCATTAGGATTACTATCACTACCAGACCAACCTTCAGGATAAGTAATAGTATTAGTATCGTAATCCCAGCTACCTCCTACAGGAGTATCGGGTCTTTGTATAGTTTTAGTAGATTTATATGCTATTACTACTCTAGTAGTATCTCCGTCTATACCTGGTACACCATCAATACCGTCCTTGCCATCTCTACCATCTTTACCATCTTTACCGTCCTTACCTGCATCTCCTGTTCTACCTGCTGGTATACCAAATGAGAATAAGAACTTATCTTTATCTAAAGATACAGATGCTGTAGGAGTACTTGATTCGTATACATCCTTAATTGCAGCCTTAAACTTAGAATTACCTATAACTATATCAGCTACTGATTCAAGCGGTAATTTATAGTTATTGTCTTTTTCTGCAGTAACAATGTATTCACTACCTGTAGCTTCAAGCTTCTCTTCTAAGTCTAATATCTTTACACCATCACACTTTTGTATCATATCTATTTATTTTATAATTTACAATAACTATTACTGCAATTTCCTGTACTGCAAGTATTGTTAGAACAAGAGTAACAAATACCACTAAATAAAGTAGCAGAGTTACGCTCTTTCTCTAAGTGAAGACACTTGTCATTCTCTGTATTGAAACAATCACCTTTCTGAGTAAGAATAGCATTGTTACAGCAAGTACTAGCTGCACATTTTGGTTTAATAGATATCTCAAGTAATCTACAGATATCTACATATAATTGTAAAGCATCACGATAATAATCGGATGCTAAAGCATACTCAAGCAGCTATCTCTTAAAGACTACTAACATTATGTTCTGCATAGTCTGATCATCTAAACAAGTTGAGCAGTGAGTATGTAATTTCCTAATCTCTGCCATATATACAATTGAAGGATTGTAGTATATGCCATGAAAATGTATTTCTTCCTATTCCGTAAAACATCTCAAAGTAACATACTTCATATTCCAATCTAATTCTAGAATATCGTCATTAGTTACAGTTACATTATTATCGGAATCTACTGTAATATTCTCAGAAAAGCTAATGTTATGTATAGGACTGTCTTCAAGTATGTTCTTTAAATTCCATACTTCATCTATATAAACTTCCTTACTATAGCTGCTAAGGTCTACTTCAGTCTCTATCTTGAAGGTCAGTTTATCACCATCTATTTGTATATTTGTTAATTTGTCCATATATCAACAATAAAAAAAGTGGAGAGTGGAATATTCCACAACTCCACTTCTGTAGTTTGTAAAAGGAATCTTATCCCAAATTCAATCTCTCTAACGTGGATTAGGCAATTGTCTTACCAGCAATAAATGACTGAATACCCTTATCTACAATAGAATCAACTAAACTAGGACAATAAACTTCCGTAGTCAACGGAGTAGTCTTGATGTACTGATTATCATTGCTCAAGTACAGGTTATCGTTTTCGATGATAGCATAATCATATTCTGCATCTTCTACTACTTTACGAGTCTGTTCAACAATAGGATATGCACCAGTAAATACGTGACCTTTATAACCCATGTTACGTACTTCTGCATCACGTACTTGCTTCCAATAACCCTTGCCCGGATTACCAGCAGTCTTAACAATCGTAGCACCTACAACTGCCTTAGGCTGATTAGCAAGCAATGCGCCAGGAATAGTCTCATACAGAGAAGCTTCCATAGATACAACGCTATATTCATTCAGAGAATAAACACCTTCGTTATCATCCTTCGGCATGGCAGTTAAAGTAAGAACAGCAGCAGAAGCAGAAGCCTGTACTCTACGATTCTTGTGTGCGTTAATCTTCTTCAAGAAAGCATCTACCAAGTCTTTAGCTGTAGTAGTCTCAGCATATACTTCATAAGTATGAGTAAACTGCCAAGCAGCTTCATACATATCCTTATAAACGATACGCAAAACGTAACGGTTACCAGCAATGATAGTAGCATCAGTCAAAGTAATAACAATTTTCTCTTCAACCGGAGCTACATATTCACCAATTACTGCAGATGGTTTAGAAGCTTTCTGAATTTCAGTAGAGAAATCAATATTAGCTTTCTGTGCTACTGTACCATCAGGCATAGTAACGTTCATCTTTTCACCTGCTACACCTACATACAGAGAGTTAGCATTTACTGCATCAGCAGCAGTTTTAATAAGAGCCTTATTCTCATCGAACAAAGCAACATCACCAACAGCTAAAGCATCTACTGTAGTGTAAGAAGCAGGAGCTTGTTTTCCGATTAATACGGAGTGTACTGATTGTAACATATTAAAATATTAAAATTAAATTAGACATTAGCGCTTAGTCTATTCGCTTACTTTCTACTTTCATTATTTCAGATTTCCACGGCCGTAAGCGCCTTAATTATTCGTCCTAAGATTTCTTAGAACTAGTATTAGGTATAGTTTGTACTATCATTTGAACTGCTAGATCCACTATATCCTAATGTGTATTTTCTGGTAAATCTGTATACTCTTTAGTTAAATCCTAGAGAGTACCTAAGTCCTTAGCTTTTCTTAAGTAAGTAAGCTCATAAGAACTTATATTATAATTACCATCAGTATATAATACAATTTTATTGTCAGTATATACTCTAATAGGTTTTGCTTGATTATAACGTAATCTATGATCTGATAGACTATTACTTAGTCTGGAGCTTACTGTTTCTATTGTAGCCTCTATTACATCAGATTCGCGAGTAATTAAGTTATTGCATTTATTATCCTTTATACTTATATATACATTTTCACCAAGTGCAAACATATAATCTTCAGGATAATTAGCTTCCCATTTATTACCTAATTTACTAAAACTATAAGTAGTATAGCTCTTAGTATTCACCAAAGTACGTATGTTATCAGTAATCTCTTGATTCCTCTAGAATACTCTAAAGTTCTATTTAACATATTCGTCTTTAGCTCTATTTATAAAATGAAACAAAGTATCTGAAGGAAACTTGATAGTTTCATTATAATTAGGTATGATATTGTTCAGCTGCCTCTCTACATTTATTTGAAAATCTCTCTCACACATAATTATTCAGATACTTGGTTTAACTAAAACTTAGAAGATTGTCTTTGAGATTCTATATTCTCTAAAGCAATTACTACTGCTCTATTAATAATCTCATACATAACATCTTCAGGGAAGTCTAATTCTTGTTCAGGTTTAGTATAATCAAACTTAGTTGGTTTCTTAACATAAGTAAGATCTACTCTGTAGAATTCTGTATTATCTTCTACTCTTGGAGCATACATAGGATCCTGCATTAAAACAGGATCTACATATACTAAGAGTTTATCGTTTTCTAAAGTAGCTACTGGATTCTCTACCCAAGGTATATTATTATAAGTCTGCTTAAAAGGCTTTACTAATTCATGGCTAGTAAGTACACAGTTAGTCTAGAATTGTCCATACTTAAGTAATACACTAAGTATAGTCATTCTATTATCTTCATCACGAACATCTTCTAATGCATACTCATTATAGTCTGTATGTACAGCATGAAGGTTAACATCTGTAGCTATTAACTTCTCTATTTCAGATAAGTTAGATACAGAACCTTCTAAACCTACTCTTAATGCATTGTTACCAGTAATCTTATTACTTAAGATTTCTAACTATGCTTGATTAAGAAATAAGTCTACTTCTTCATCTAAGAATGCTGGGCATCCACCATAAGCAATACCTTCTGCATTCTTATCCAGAACTACCTTGAAAATTATATGAGAATCTTTATTAGTCATTACTTAGATTTTTTATAAGTTTCATATAGCATCCATATGTAGCCTGCTTTTTTGGTTCCTTTAGTTTTTGTAAACTTTTGATTAACGTCAAATTGCAAACGCCCAAAAGTACCGCAAAGCTCGTATATTCTTCTATTGGCAGTTTTATAATCATAATAATAATCTATTAAGTTTAAGCTTTTATCTAGCTGCACTATTAATGGTTCAGATAACTACATAGAATTATAATCATCTAAATACATCCAAATAAAACCACAGGACATTACAATTTTTCTATCTCCTCTAAGATTATATATTTGACTATTAAAATTATTACATACGTCTTTTTTATGACTCCATATTTTAATAACTTTGTAACTATATGTAAGCTATACTATTTCTTTTATTTTTCGCTAATGCGCTTTTATTCTAGATTCACGCTATCTCTTTTTATATTCAGGATCTTGCCATTTTAACTGATTAGCTTTAGATATTTTATCTCTAGTAGAATCTTTAATTTCTCTAGCAATACTACATCCATCACCACCATTAGTACAATTATATCCTTTAGAAGGATCAGTAGAACAGTAATAACGAATCCAAAACATTTCGCGTTCATTTAGCTATTCTTGTTTACATACTTCTAAGATGGATATATCAAAATTATCATATCCGTATTTCTATATAGCAAACTAAAGATGATGCTTTTTTGATTTAGTATTGATTCTGGACTGTGTTAAATGTGACATTATTCGTCTTCTCAACGAATTTTTAGTTTGTCCTATATAAACTTTGTTATTCTTTATGTTTGTAAGTTTATATATCAAACAAGCGTCATTTGCACCACTACCAGTATCTATAAATTCAGTTATTGTCATTTGCTTTTTATCTCCTGTAATATGGCGAGCTTTAGATCCTAATTCTTCTTATCCTTAAGATAAGCAATTACATCTTCAAGACCATTACCAATTAAATCAGTACCAAAGTAATATTGAGCACGATTCTTTCTAATAATGTTTTTAGCAATAGCTTCTTCAATTACGAAGTTAATTTCTTTATTAGGGTTATTTACCCATTTCATCAAGAACTTAGAAGGATCAGCTTCAATAAATTCTGACAATTTAGCTTCAGCAACTTCATTAGACATAGAGTCTGATTTCATACCGTAGAGACGTAAACACTTACGCATTTCTTCAGTAGACATCTTATCCATTTCTCTATATGCTTCACGCTTAACTTTATTGAACTTATTCTGTTCCTCTGCTTCACTATCCTTATTAATCATAACATAATCTGTGCTGGGCTTAATATCATTAAGGCCATTAGCAACTCTTTTATGCTTTTTAAGGAACAAATATTTTAATTCATCCTCAGGTCTATTAGTATCTAGTATTAAATCCTTTTTGCCAATTTTAACAGCAAAGGTATCCCAAAATGTACTATTGGGAGATAACTATCCCTCAGGATAACCAATTTCTTTTTCTAATCTAGCTGCATCTTCTGCAGATAAACCAGTATATAAATTACCAGATCTAGTCCAGTAAGAACTTAAATAGTCAAAACACGTTGGCCATTTAGTAATCCCAGTCCAGGGATTAGTTTTAATTATTCTAACGATTACTTCCATAATATAAAATATTAGATTATCAAGTTAGTAGGGGCCCTAAGGCCCCTTTTTATTGTGAGATAACTAGGTGGAAATTAGGCTTCACAATCCATGATCAACTCTCCGCATGCTCTGGGGTCTCTAAGCATAATACCCATTTCACCAAGGAAGAATACAGTATAACCGTCCTTACCATTAGATCTCAGAGTATTAATAGACTTACCATA